GTTAGAAGTAGGGAAGTTTATAAAGGAAGAGATGACAAGTAGGAATAGATGTAATTATTATAGTAATATAAGATTTATGAGAGAGGTGTTGAAAGAGAGGGGAATGGATGTTGAGATAAAGAGTAGTGATTATTTAGATGTTGGATTAATTCAACCAAGCGATAGAATATTTACAAAGCAAGAAGTATTAACAATGTGTGAATATTTTATAAATTATAGTGATAAATTTTTAATATATGCGTTATTTAATGGAATCATGGGTAAAAGCTATAATGAAATACGACAACTAAAAGTAGAGCAAGTATCTGATGATTATAAAGTAATACATTTAGAGGATAGAGATGTAAAATGTGATGAGTATTTAAGTTACTATCTTAAAAAAACTATGAAAGAAGATACCTATAAATTGTACATAAAAGATAATTTAGCAACATATTCTGAGTTTTATTATAATATGAACTCACCATATGTGTTAAAACCTAAACCTTCTGCAAAAAATAATCAAGGGCTAAATTATTATAGTTCAATTGGATTGCAAAATAGAATTAAGAAATTAACAGTTGAAGTCAATGAATATACTGATAAGAAAATTGTATTAAGTGGAAAAGCCTTATATATGTCACATGTTTTACATGAGCTTCATGAATATAAAGATGATTGGAATATACATGAAATTGCTAAATTCTTAAAAGATCATCATTTAAACGGAAATGTTTCTGAAGTGTATCGTAACTATCATGAAAAATATAAAATTTTTTAACAAAAAATGTTTAAGACTCAAACACAGGGGTATTTATATAATATAGAAATTTAATAATAATATTGGAGGGATGCTTTTATGAACATAAATGATAAAGTAGTAATAAAAGACTTAGGGGTGTTTGGTATAATTGCAGGTGTGATATATGACAATGGTAAAACTACATTAATAGTTAGAGAAAATTTGACTGATAATGAATATGAATGTAAATATCGAGACGTCATAAGTAAAAAAGATTACAAACAAATGCTACAAGATAATATAGAAAACGAAATCACTAAAAAAGTTAAAGAAACTACTAATGTCATAAAAGGTGGTAAATAGCATGAAAAGTTTAAAATCGTATAGTAATAGAAAAAAGACTGAAGAAAAAATAACTAAAGTTAAAGTAAATGATAGAAAAGATTTTAGTTATGAATTATCTTTAATCCAAAATGATTATCTTAGAGAATTTACTAAGTATTGCTTAGAACACGCACCTGATTATTTTTATACATACCCTGCTTCAAAGAGTGGAGAATATCATCCTAGATGTAGCAATGAACTCTACGGGCTTACACGCCACGTCAAGTACTGTGTAAGACTGAGCCACGAACTTATGAAAGATGGATTCTTATTCCCATTCAATGATACTGATCAAGATTTAATATATGTGACATTGTTGTTACATGACCTTTGTAAGTATGGATTTGGAAAATATAAAAACTTTCTGAAACATGGGGGCATAGCTGTCCACTACATCACTGATATAGTTCAAGGTACTGAATTTGAGAGCTTTATGTTTAGTGAAAGTTGGTCAATTATAAGTGGTGCTATGAGACGTCATTTAGGCGTATATAGTGAAAGTGCTTACGGATTACCTCAAAATGAATTAGAGTTGTTTGTAGCTAGAGTTGATTATATATGTTCGTTGCGTGTTCAAGATGAGATAGAGGATTTGAAAAACGAAGAAATAGAAAAAAATTAAATTTTTTCTTTATTATATGTTTAAAGTTAAAAAAGAGTGGTATTTATATAGTATAGAAAAAAATAAAAAAGTAGTTAGCAACTGGTTGGAAATTTCTATACTATATATGTAAGCAAAATATGTAAGCAAAAAAAAATTAAAAAAATTTCTTTATTATATGTTTGAAACCAAAAAATAATGGTATCTATATAATATAGAAAATAAATAATATTAAACGGGGGCGTGATATTATGATGAATACAAATACTTTTAGTGAGAGATTGGTTAATGAAAATGTAAATTTAGTTAAACAAGTTATATGGCAAGATTTCAAAGGTAACTTAAACATAAGTAGATTAGATAGAAAATATTTATTAGACGAAATGATAAGTGTTGGTAATATAGCATTAGTTCAAGCATCACATACTTGGGATGAAAGCAGGGGCATTAAGTTCTCTACATACGCTGGAACATGCATTAGACATAAGCTATATACTTATTTAAACCAAGAGTATCATAAACAATTAGACGATGGACAATCAATTAGTATGTCAACTAAAGTAAATGATGAAGGAGAAGATGTTAACACATTAGAAGATTTACTAGGTGATGAAAGTTATACTCATGAATCTGAATTAGTGTATGCTATCTTCAATGCTAGTGAAACATCTAAAGTTAAAGATATAGATAAAATAGTAAAATTAATAGCAAAAGGATATTTGAAAAAAGATATAGCTGAAGAATTAAACATAACTACTACTGGATTAAACAAAAGATTAAATGCGTTCAAAGAAGAATTGGTAAGAAGTGGTTTTAAATATTAATTTTAGGTTCACTTTTTAGTCAAAGTTAAGTATATTATAAATATGAAGGGGGATGAGAAAATGGAAAATAAACAAGGTTGGAAACTTTGTGAAGTTTGTGCAAAATGTAAGAACAAAAAGAAATGTGGTTATAAATTTAGTGTTAAAATAAAAAGTTTTCACTGCGCTAGGTTTACACCTAGTAAAGAAGAGGAGGTGAAGGGTAACGGTAAAAAAGGTAAATAAAACTTTGAAATTATTAGTTAATTTGTTATATGAAACATTAAATAATATAGATTGTTACACTGACGAATGTCCTTTTCAAAAAGTTTGTGAAAATTATTGTTCTCAATATAATCTAACATTATGTGATATATTGAGGGATGTTACTAAAGGGGGAATTAACTTGAGAGAAAAATTAGAATTAATTAAAAACCTAGATGTTGATTATTTATATGTATTGACTCAATTTTTAAAGACTAACCCAAATATGACACCTGTTGAATTAGAAAAATTATTAGTTGGTGTATCATATGAGTTTGGTGAATCACTAGAATTTACTCCTGATGAAATATTTGATGAATCATTAGACGTAGAAGCAAAATGTAGTTTAGTTAGAAATAAAGCTATAAGTAAAAAAAATAACTTAAAATAAGTACATTTGTAAAATATAGTTGTTAATGTAGTAAAAATAATAAAATTTTGGAGGATATGAGTATGAATATGAATTTTAAATTAAGAAGTGTTATGGGAAGCAAAAAACAAGTTAGTAATAAAGTAATACAACAAAATGAAATAGTTATAAACAATGATAATGAATTCGTATTATATTTTTATGAGGACTTCGCTCAAGATTCTGTAAGAGAAGCAACTAGGTTATTAAGATTATTCAATGGGGGTGTAGTTGAATTAATGGACGTCAATGAAAAATTAGCTAAGTTAGGTGAACCTGAACAACCATTACCGACATTAAGAATAGTGATATCATCTGTAGGTGGATCAATGTATGATTTATTAGCTATAACAAATGAAATAATGGCTTTAAAAGACTTAGATGTAGTGGTTATAACTGAAGCCAATGGATATGCAATGTCATGTGGATTCCTATTATATATGTTAGGTGATATAAGAACTGTAACTAGTGATTTTTGTACTGAATTACTTTACCATGAAGTACAAATGCATGGTATAGTGCATGAAAATGGTAACTTACTTAAAAAAGAAATCGAACGTGCTAATGATGTGATACTTAGAAAATACAAAGATATAATAGTAAAAGAAACTTTAGTTACTGAAGAAATGTTAGAAGAATATAGAGAAAAAGATTGGATAATGGATATAGAGGAAGCTAGAAAATTACGTATAGTAAATGATAAATATTTATATGAGAAAGCAATGAGTGTATTACAAGATTTAAGTGAAGATGATGAAAAGGTAGAGGAAGAAAAAGAAGCCAAACCAAGTAAAGAAGAAATAGAAGAGGTTAAAGAATTAGAAAAGAAAAAAGATGAAAAAGTAGAAAAAGAAGTTGAAGAAATAGAAAAAGTTGAATCAAGTGACAATAATGATATAGAAGATATCATAAAAAGAGCGATAAAAAAGAATAGATAAGGAGAATAATTATTATGGATTGTTATTTAAAAGATGTTTTTGATAAATTTGAACAAATAAAAAATACAAGTGCTAGAACAGGTAAAGAAGCACTACTTAGACAATATGAAGATGATGAAATGTTCAAAACAACTCTAAAATTTCTTTTAGATCCATATATTGTAACCAATGTAGGTGCTACTAAACTGAAAAAGTTTAGTAGCACTCCAATAATACTTGATGGGTTTAAAGAATATATAGAGTTTTTAACTGATGATGCAACCAATATAGGTGCTGCTGGACTGAAAAAGTTTAGTAGCCCTACAATGGAACTTAATGGATTTGAAGAATATATAGAATTTTTAGCTAATAAAGCTGATGGAAAACAATCTACTGTTAATATAATTATGGGTTATATCAATAAACAAGATGATGTTTATGAAGATTTTCTAAAAGATTTGGCTACAAAATCATATAAGATGGGATTGAGTGGTAAGACTGTTAATAAGATTTATGGGGATGGATTTATTCCTGAATTTAATGTTATGTTAGCTCATCCATATGATGAAAAAGACTTAAAATGTAGATTCATAGTGACATCTAAGTTAAATGGTTGTAGGTTAATATGTGTAGTTGAAGATGGTAAACCATTATTTTTTACAAGACAAGGTAAACCTATGGAAGATATGATTCAATTAGAAAGGGAAATGTCAAGATATGAAGACGGAGTCTATGACGGTGAGGTGCTGGCAATTGGAGATTATGTTGATAGCGATGCACAATATAAAGATACAATTAAACGTAGTAGAATCAAAGGTGTTAAAACTGGATTGAAGTTTGTAATGTATGACTTTATAGAGTTAGATGAGTTTAAAAAAGGTGTATCAACAATACCTTGTGAAGAAAGAAAGGAACATTTAAAAGAATTAGTTGAAAATTATGGAATGAGTTATAGCGAATATCTTAATCCATTGTACATAGGTCACAATAGTTCTATATTAAAACCATTATGTGAACGATTGACATTAAGTGGTGAAGAAGGTATTATGATTAATAAAGCTGATGGAAAATATCAATTCAAGAGAACAAATGAAATATTGAAATATAAATTATTCCATGAAGGTGACGTTTTAGTTACTGATATATTTGAAGGTGACGGAAAACTTAAAGGAACATTAGGAGCTTTAAAAGTTATATACATTATAGATGGTAAAACTTATACAAGTAAAGTTGGTAGTGGATTTACTGATAAGGATAGATATTATTATTGGAATCATAAAGATGAAATACTTAATAAAATAATTGTAGTTAAATATAAAGTAGTGCTACCACCAAGTGAAGATGGAAATAGAGGGTTATTATTTCCTGTATATCAAGGAATAATTAGAGATGACAAAACATCATTATCTGATACAAATATTGAATAATGGAGGTGGTTGTATGAATTTAATGATATTACTTGGATTATTGTGTGCTACATATCTTGTGACTGAAATAGTGTACAAAATAATTGATAGAATTAATCATAGATAGGAGAGATGTTATATGATTGATTGGGATGTTATAAAAGCAGGTGGTTTGTTTTATATCATTTGCGTGGTATGTATAACTGGAATGGCTTGGGGAATATTTAATCTTATGGGATATATAAATGCATTTTCTACGTATTTATGGCTATTATTGATAGTATCCTGTATATATTGGTTTGGTATATTCATGATGAGTTTAGATAATTAGGAAAAATATAATTATATAATAAAGGAGTTTGATAATTATGAATTTTAAAGTTGGTGATAAAGTTATTATAGTGGAATCTTCTTCTGCAAGTAGGAGTAAAAGAGGAACTATAATGGGAATAAATAAGATGACTTCATTAGCATTTATAAAATTAGATTGTGGGGGAGAGATGTTAGTCCCCACTCGTTTATTAATTAAGGATAAAGATACTGTGTTTAACATAATTGAAAAAAGATTAGGTATAGATGCTTGTGAATTAGAGTATGAGTGCTTGATTACTTGTGAGTTAGTCAAAAAATGGCATAAAAAACTTACATCATGTAATTCAAGAGAAGAATATGCTGAAATAATGAATGGTGTTGATAAGGATTTAAAAAAATTTAATTTAACTTGGGGAAACTTTATACAAGCCATGATGCATGATATTGAATTGGAAAAAGAAATTAAGAAATGGAATGCTAAAAAATAGGTTCATTTTCTTATGTAATCTAAGTATATTATAATTATAAAGGGTGATGAAAATGGACGACTCGTATCGGATAATAGTAGTGAAGTATATAATTCTACTTGTAATATGTGTATTATCTTTATTCAAGTTGATAAAAATATTTTTATAAGGGGATGATGATATGGCTCAATATCTAAATTATGCGGTGTATAAAGATAAAATGTATGGATTAAACGTTTTACTAGCTGAAAACAAATACAAAACCATAGCAATGTGTACTTTTAGTGAATTATCTGAAGGAAAACGTGATAAAGTATTTAGTATAAAAGATACTTTTAATTTCCCATTAGAATCTGAACATACTGAAATAATTTATCAATTAAGAGATACTTACACATTAGCAATAAAGGTTTTAAATAAAGTTGAAGAACGTGATGAAATCGAGTGGTTTAATAGTTTTGTTGAAGCTGAAATTTATAGAAACGGATATAAAGAAATGATTAAAGAGGAAGAAAAGAACAATGAAACTAAGGTTAAAATAGAAGATGTTATATTAAATGAAGACACTAAACATGAAATAACCCAAGTAATAGACTTTATAAGTAAGCGTGAAAAATATACTGATATGGGATGTAAAATACCTACTGGATATTTATTATATGGCAAACCTGGAACAGGAAAAAGTTTAATAGCAAAAGCCATATCGAATAAATGTGGTTGTTATTTCAAATCTTATTGTGGTGGTGAATTTGCTAATAAATATGTTGGTATAGGTGCTGATAACATTAGAAAAATGTTTGAGGAAGCAAGGAAGAATGCTCCTTCTATAATATTTATAGATGAATTAGATGCACTAGTGATGAAACGACATAGTGAGAGTAATGGTGAAGATGTCAAAATGATAACTCAACTACTGACTGAAATGGATGGATTAAACACAACGGATGATGTATTCGTGATAGGATCTACAAACGCAATGCACCTTATGGATGATGCCATACTAAGAGAAGGTAGATTTGATAGAAAAATAAAAATTGATGAACCAAACTACGAAAATAGAGTAAAAATATTTGAGTTATACTTAGGAAAAATGAAGTGTGATGACACTATAGATTGTGAAAAATATGCTGAATTAACTGAAGGATGTAATGGAGCTAGAATAGCTGCCATATGTAATGAAGCTGGTATTTTAGCCGTTGATAGAGATAAAGAAAAAATAAGTGATGATGAAGTTATTAATAGAATGAAAAAAATATTAGGATTTGATAAAAATGAAAATGTTATGGAAACTAAGAGAACAATAGGATTTGGAACTGTTTAATTTTGTCCTATCTGTGGGAGAAAATTAGAAAGTACAAAGGATGAAGGATATACAATAAGAAAATAAAATTTTATTATTAGGAGGATATAAATAATGTGTAGTTATTGTGAAGGTAGATATATAGATAAAGAACCATTAATGTATAAAAATAATAGCGATTATGTTATAAAAATAAATGATTGTAATTATTTAGAGGAAAATAGAGTTGGTGGACAAAAAGAAAGCATATACGGGATAAAAATAAATTATTGCCCTATGTGTGGTGAAAAATTAGGAGAATACGCAATAAAATAATTCTTTTAAGTTATGGGAGGTAGGATGTGAAATACAATTTTAAAATATTTCAAAATTTACAAGAAGTTAAAGTGTTTTGTGCTAAGAATATTAATAAAATCGAGATAATAAGTTTAGTACCTAACCAATATTATGGAAAACATGATGATTATCAAACTGTTCATTATTACAAACCAATGGATTATTTATTAACTTATAAAAATATAGAAAGGATGGAATGATCATTGGGAGGATTTCGACTATGGAAAAATTGAAGTTAAATTTTGTCCTATCTGTGGTAGAAGACTATAGTTATTAGGAGTAGTGATTGTAGGATTACTGCTCCTATTTTTATAATAAAAATTTAAAATAGTAGTTCACTAAATTAAATGTTTTAAGTATATTATAAATATAAGAAGATAACAAATTGATAAACTTAAAGGAGGTGTAATAACTTGGCTTGTAGATTTGGAAATCCATTTGGAACTGTTTGTTGTTTTGAATGTAAAAAAGAATGTGAAGATAGATGTATAGGTATGCCGAAAGAATTCAAAGAATGTGAATATTATTATGACGGTGAGCATGAGAATTGTATAAATGGTGAAGAACTTATAGACAATAGAGAATTAACGAATACTAAAAATTGTAAAGATTGCTTTTATAGTGTAAAAAATTTGTGTTATGTAGATGGTCATGATGTTAATGATGATCCTTATCGAGCATATTCATGTAAATATTACAAACATTGTGAAACTAATAGACAACAAAAATAAGACCTAGTTTGAGTGAATGCAATCCTGAAATATATGAAATTTTGAAATTTGAAGGAGGAAAGATATATGAAATATAAAGTGGGAGATGTTGTTAGAATAAAAGAGAGTATACAAGAAGGTGAAAAATATGGGGGATGTAATGTTATAGATGACATGTTGCCATTTAGAGGAACAATTGATATTATAGAAAATGTAGATGAAGATGGAGATTACCATTTAGCAAATAATAATAATCCTTATGTATGGAATAAAGACATGCTAGAACCTGTTGAATCAAAGGAAGAAATTACACTTAGTAGTGATTTAGAATCTGTTAAAATGGATAGATTAGGTATATACGAATATATTTTAAACTACTTAGAAGAAACATATAAAGCTAAAAATAACGATTATGGCAATAGTGTTGCTGATACTTATGATAAGTTTGGTAGTGTGTCTTTTCTAGTAAGAATAACTGATAAGTACAATAGATTGATGACATTATGTGACCCAAATGCACCTGAACAAAAAGTAAAAGATGAAAAAATTGATGATACTATATTAGATCTAGCAAATTATTGCTTGTTGTGGTTAGTTGAAAGAGAATACAAGAATCAATAAGAAAGGGGAATAGTGGATATGTTTTGTAGGGTTGTAGGTATATGTGACATACTTGTAGGAATAATAGATGTAATGAATGGTGAAATAATGATGGGTATTGCAATGTTATTAACAGGATTTTATTTATTGTTTGTTGAATGGGAGTGATAAAGTGGATTGGAAAAAAGCCGTTCTTAGAGGGAAAGATATAAAAGATACGTTAAAAGAATTAGAAGCATTAATAGATATACTACAAGAGGATAAAGAAGATTATAAACAAGCATATTTGAAAGTTAAAGATGAAAAATTTAAAGATGAAGAATTAGAAAGATTAAGAGAAGAATTAGACTTTTACAAAAGAAATAGTTTAGTTACATTAAGTGATAAACAAATGAAAAGAGCAAATGAATTCATACATGAACATTATAAAAAATGTGATACAGGACATAAAAGTTTTGTATATACGGTCACACCAACAAATGTGATAACTGTTGTTGAGTTAAGATGTCCTGTATGTGGTGAAATAATAGAGTTAAGTTATTAATTTTTACTAATAGAAGTGGTGGTCGTGAGATTATTACTTCTATTTTTTATAATATATTTAAATTATTTAATAAAAAATTAAATTTTTGGTTCATTAAATTAGATAGTTTAAGTATATTATAAATGTAAGGAGATGATAAAATGAATAAAAAAGTTGTGATACCTGCTTGTTTGATAATGTCAATGGGTTGTGGATATGTAATGTGTCAATATAAATTTAACTTAGAACAAAAGACACAAATTGAAGAACAAAAGGTGGAACAACAAAAGACAAAAACATTCAATGATATTTCAAATTCAATAGTGAAATCTATATTGAATGATAAGTTTCCAAAGACAAAATATATCGTTGATGTAAATTCACATTATGAAAAAGATTGTGTAATAATATCAATCGTAGATAAAGAGTTAGATTTATACGATATGAGTAAATATCAAAGACAAAGAATTTTAGTTAATACTGGATTTACAAAAGACATGGAGTCATTAGTAAGTGATGTTAAACAACTATATGATGTGACAACTGAAGTAAAACTAAGATGTTACGACATGAACCAAGGTAGACCATTTATGACAATTGATGCTAAAGAAGGGACTATAATACATTAGGGGGTGGGTGAATGTCCAAAATAATTAAAATGTGGTCTGACGGTGGATGTAGAGGTAATGGAAAAGAAGTTAACATGGGTGCTTATGCTTGGCATTTAGAATTTTGGGTTAATGGAACACTTAAAGCAACTAAAAATGATACTGATGGTTTCTATAACACGACCAATAACAAAATGGAGTTAATGGGGTGTATTGAAGGATTAAAGGCTATTAAAAATAAAAACATGCCATTAGAAGTACATTTAGATAGTGCTTATGTGTTAAATGGAATAACAAGTTACATTCACAAATGGAAAGTTAAAGGTTGGGTTAATAGTAAAAATGAACCTGTTAAAAATAAAGAATTGTGGATTGAGTTGGACAATGAAAGAAATAAGTTTAGTGACATAAAATTTATAAAAGTAAAGGGACATAGTGATGATTTAGGTAATCAACTTGTTGATGGTTTGCTTAATGAAACAATGAACGAATTAGAAATTTAGGAGGGATGATTATGGACGAACGTGAATTGGGGGATAAGTTAGAAAAACTAGCGAAAGAATTGGATGGAAATCCATGTTCTGTTTGTAGATTTAGAGAAAGATGTAGGTTATTAGAGAGTTTTTCAAGTGAATCATTATGTACTGCTATGAGTTTAGTAGCTTCTGTATTGAAAGGAGAAGAGATTTAATATGGACAATAACAAAAGATGTATAAATTGTGATGGAGAATTAGTATTAGTAGATCAAAAAACATTATACGACGAAGGAATTAGAGGATATGATGGTATGGTATATTCTTATGAATGTAAAAATTGCAATTGTTTTATTCAGGTATTTGTTTATGATAATGAAGATTAATAATTTAAAGGGGTTGATAATATGTTACAAATGTTAGGTGCTATATTAGTAAGTGCTTTATGTGTAGGATGTGTATTCATGTTCGTTGTTAGTGTAGCTGAAATGTTTAAATAATAAAAAGGAGATGTGTATATTGAAATTTTTATTAATATTATTTTTTATACCCACTATATTAGTTTTATTATCTTGCATAGGGATGATTAAGCATGGTAAAGAAGGTGATATGTACAAACGTGTTTTGAATGAAGTCAAAGATTATTGTAAAGATAATGAAATGAATGTAGATGATGATACTATAAGTCGAGAAATTTTTATTATGCTAAAATCATTTATCATGATAACAATAGTAGTTATGATAATAATGGCTGCATTGCTTTATTTAGTTTTTATATAAATTAAATGTAAAGGGGAAATTATATAATGAAGGAATTAACTAATTCAATATTAATAGATGAATATAAATATTTATTGGAAGAAAATTTACACGAAACACAAATATTAAAATATATAAAAGATAAAGCAAAAGATGTAGGATATAAACCTTATAATCATTCTAAATACTTCAATGCAGGAGATAAATTAATATTTGAATTTAGAGACAAATTAATAGCATTAATAGAAGTAGGCGAGGATATATCAAAAGGTGCTAACTTAGTAGTAAGTCATATTGATAGTCCTAGATTAGATGTTATAGTAGGTGATCCAATTGTATCTAATGATGATGGAACATTTATAAAAACACAACCATATGGAGGAATAATACCACAATTATGGTTGGATAGACCTTTTGTTATGGTAGGAAAAATAAAAATAAACGATGAGATTAAATACATAAACACTGGAGAAAAAGGACATTTATTTTCTATAACTAGTTTATTACCTCATTTAAGAGGTAGAAAAGAAGTAAAAGACTTATCTTATGATAAATTGTTAGTAAGAATGAGTAATGGAACTAAAGAAGAATTATTTGAAATGCTAAAAGAAGAATATGAAATAACAAAAGAAAATTTTGAATTAGCTGATTTGAGTTTTGTACCTTATTTTGAAACTTTAGAAATGGGGTTAGACAAGGATTTATTATTAGGTTATGGACACGATGATAAAAGTTGTGCATATGCTGAATTAGAAGCTATGTTAAATAGTGAACCTAACAAAAAAACAAAGATAGCTTTATTTACTGCTTATGAAGAAACTGGAAGTGGACAAATGAGTGGTGCTGAAACTCAATTTATAGATGATATTTTCCTTACTTTAGCAAATGGAAATATGTTATTGGCTAGAGAGTTTATGAGAAATACAAAGGTAATTAGTGCTGATGTAACTGGTGGATTTGATAGTAATTATAGTAGCCATTTTGAGAATAGTGCTAAAGCAATATGTGGTAATGGTGTTGGTTTAGTGCCATTTACTGGATTAAAACGAGGAAATGATGCTAGTATAGAGATGAGAGAGTACATTAAATATCTATGTATTAACAATGATGTAAAATATCAAGTTGACACAACCAAAGTATCTGAAGGTGGTGGAGGGACTGTCGCTATGTTCTTTGGAATAAGGGGTATGGAAACAATGGATGTAGGTGTACCTGTGATGAGTATGCATAGTCCTATGGAAACAATTAGTAAACGTGATTTAATAGAAACATATAAATTATATAAAGTTTTCTATGAAAATTAATTATAATAGGAGTGGTGATCTTACAATCATTACTCCTATCTTTATAATATACTTAAATCATTTAATAAAAATTAAAAGTTTTGGTTCACTAAATTAGATAGTTTAAGTATATTATAAATGTAAGGAGATGATTAAAATGAGTTATGAATTACATCAAGGTGATTGCTTAGAAGTTATGAAAAATATAAAAGATAAATCTATTGACTGCATTATATGTGATTTACCTTATGGGGTTACTAGTAAGAATAAATGGGATACTATTATTCCTTATGAGCCATTATGGAAAGAATACAAAAGAATAATTAAAGATAATGGTGCTATTATATTATTCGGACAAGATAAATTTACGGCAAAAACAATGTTATCAAATGAAAAAATGCATAGATATAATTTAATTTGGAACAAAGTATTGACTAGTGGGTTTTTAAATGCAGGTAGAATGCCACTTAGAGAACATGAAGATATAATGATTTTTTATAAAAAATTACCTACATACAACCCTCAATTTACGGAGGGTAAACCCTTACATGGAATGGGAGAAAAATTTAAAAAAATAAAAAACAACAATAATAATTATAATGATTTTAATAGTTGTAACAATCCATCGGCAAATAGAGAGGGTGATACTAAAAAATATCCAAAGTCAATTTTAACATTTCCAAGAAAAGCTAGTAGTAAAATGTCACATCCAACGGAAAAACCTGTTGAATTATTGGAATATTTAATAAAAACTTATAGTAACGAAGGCGATGTAATTTTAGACAATTGTATGGGCAGTGGTAGTACAGGTGTTGCTTGTTTAAAGACTAATAGGGATTTCATCGGTATAGAATTAGACAAGGATTATTTCAACATAACTAAAAATAGATTAGAAAATATAAGATAAAAGGAGAGATGTACAACGAGGAGGTGAACAAAATGATAAAATCATTCACAATTAAATTATATCCAAATAAACAACAAGAAATATTATTTTATAAACACATTAATTGTCAAAGATATATCTATAACTGAGCATTAAATCTAAATAATGAATTATATAAAAAAGATAAAAAGAAACATTCTTCATTTGATTTATGTAAGATGTTAACACAATATAAAAAGCAAGAGCCTTGGTTAAATGAAGTTTCCAATGCAACATTAAAAGAAGCAATTAGAAATTTAGATAAAGCATATACTAATTTTTATAAGAAAAGAGCAAATTTACCTAAATTTAAAAGCAAAAAGATATCTAAATTAAGTTTCTATAGTAGATATGATAAGATTAAATTTTATGAAAACAATAGAGTTAATTTAGAAAAAATAGGTAAAGTTAGATATAAATCTAGTTATAATATTAATTTCATTGAAGAAACATCATTCAAGAATCCACATGTTAGTCATAATGGTAGATGTTGGATTTTAACTTTTGCATTAGATGTTGAAAATGAAATTAAATCTTTGACAAATGAAGTTATAGGAATAGATTTAGGAATTAAATATTTAGCAATTTGTAGTGATGGTGTTGTTTATAAAAATATTAATAAAGAAATGACAATTAGAAAATTAGAGAAAAGACTAAGGAGATTACAAAAACAAGTAAGTAAAAAATATGAAATGAATAAGAGAGGAGGACGTTACGTTAAAACTAATAATATTAAAAAGTTAGAAAAAGACATTAGACGTATTCATCGAAGACTTAAAAATATAAGATTAAACCATTTACATCAAACAACTGCTGATATTGTGAAAACCAAACCATACAGAGTTGTGATGGAAGACTTAAGCATAACTGATATGATGAAGAATAAATCAATAGCTAAACAAGTATCTAACTTAGGTCTGTATGAGTTTATAAGACAAATGAAATATAAGTGTGAATGGAATGGTATTGAATTTATACAAGTAGATAGATATTATCCTTCAAGTAAAAAATGTAGTCATTGTGGAGGTATTAAAAAAGACTTGAAACTATCTAATAGAAGATATAAATGCAATGAATGTGGATTAGATATCGATAGAGATTTCAATGCTAGTTTAAATCTTATGAATTATGGATTATCACATTAAAAGATAACCATAATATGTACCCATTCGTTAGTGGGGAATTTAAGTCCTTCGAATATTATTACTAGAGTAGGTTCGCTAAAATAGGATAATAAGAGGAAATTATAACTTTTTATAAGTTTTAAGTAACGTGATGATGTATTGGAAACAATATTATATCAATTATTAGAAAATTATAAAGATAAAGAAATAGAATTAAACAAAACATATTATGTGAGTGAATGGTCATGGAATCCATTGTGTGATGGATATATAGTAAGTCAAGAAACAATAAAATACGTTGAAGAAATAAATGGAATAGAAGTATATACAACAGGAACTAATTATAGACATTATTATAAATGGGACTTATTTGAAGATTATAATGATGCTAAGAAAATGAGTAACTATAAGGATAGTTTCGCTTATGATTGGACAAAAATTGATAATTGCATTAAATATAATCAATTGTCATATACTCCTGACAAGTTGATAAAAACAAATAAAGGAGATGATTAAATGAATAAATTCAAAATTGGAGATAAAGTGAGAGTAAGAAGAGATTTATTAGTTGATACATTTTATGATGATGGGTGTAAATTTACAAGTGATATGGAAAATACATTAGGTAAAGTAGGAACAATTGTAAACAATGTAGGACTTATTAGATATATGGTAAAATTTGGTTCTGATAATTGCTATCATTCATATTGTTATAGTAAAAGCATGTTAGAACCTATAAATGATGAAAAATTTAAAGTTGGAGATAGAGTGAGAGTAAAGAAAGATTTATTAGTTGATACCTTTTACGATGACGGATGTAAATTTATAAGTGATATGGAATATGCGTTAGGCGAAGTAGGAGTAATTGTAAGAATAGAAAGAAATGGTAGATACGTTATAAAATTTGATTGTGAGGATTATTATCATGGATATTGTTATAGTCCAAGTATGTTAGAGCCTATAACAAATAATAATGAAATGGAAATATATAGAATGGGTGATAAATGTCCTTATGATTTTATAAACAAATTTTGGGATGATTTTATGAACAGGATTTGGGCAAAGATGGTGATAATAAACAATCCTGAAGTAATAGTGATAGATGAAAATTTTAATATTTTTAAGGCTAGATGTCATAGAAGTGATGTTTTTAATCCTGAAATTGGATTAGAAATTTGTTGTAAAAAGAAAAGTATGGATGAATTAAAAGATGAAAAAGAAAAGATAACAAAAGAATTAACACTTATTGAAAATACAATAAAAAATTTAAAAGAAGATTTAGGAAAATATTAGAAAAATAGGTTCACTTTTCTTAGTGATATAAGTATATTATAATTGTAAGATAAAAATAAACAAAGGAGTTGGTAGAAAGTGGAAATTAAAAAGAAGAATTATCCTAAAGGGAATTTGGCTACTAGTGGTGATATAATTATAGATGGCGATAGTTACTTACTAATTGGTTGGGATTATGTTAAGCAAAAAGCCATCACCATAGATTTAACTGAAACTACTAATAATGTAAGAATATATAATAGTGGCGACGAGATTAGAGAAAAATATAAAAACAATGAAATTATAAAAGCATGTGATATAGTTTTAAGTTTTAAATAGGAGGTATTGGTTAATGAATGATTTATTAAAAGTAAAATTAATAGCTTATACACCAAATGCTGAGGAGGTAGTAGCACAAGCTGCTAAATTATGTTATAGTAAAGTTGGTGTAGATGACATAATGGAAAAACTTACTCCTGAGAAAATAGAAAAATTTTTAGCACATTTAGTTGAAATAGGTCATAAAAGCCCATTAGAACATGTGTCATTTACATTTGCTATTGAAGGTATTGATAGAACTGTTTCACATCAATTAGTTAGACATAGATTAGCATCATATAGTCAACAATCTCAAAGATATGTTAACCTTGATGAAACATTTAAACATACCACACCTAATGTAGTAAAAGAAATGAATATGATAGATGAATGGCATGAAGATATGATGGAGATATTAGACAAATATATTAAATGGCAAAAACTAATAAAAGAATATGTAGAAACAAATGATTATCCTACTAATGGAATGAATGCTGAAAAAGTTGCTAATGAAAATGCAAGAGGAATGTTACCTAATGCTTGTGAAACTAAATTGGTAATGACTATGAATGCAGGAGAATTATTACATTTCTTTAGCAAAAGATGTTGCCATAGAGCACAAGAACCTATATGTGAATTAGCTAATGAAATGTTAAAATTATGTAAAGAAGTAGCACCTACTTTATTTAAATATGCTGGTGCACCTTGTATTAAAGGTAAATGTCCGGAAGGAAATATGACATGTGGTAGACCTTATGATAAATTAAAATAAAAAAATAAAAAAAATAGGTTCACTTTTTTAAATGAGTTAAGTATATTATAGATGTAAGATAAAATTAAAGAATTGAAGGGAGATTGATAGTATGGCAAATAATAGTAAAATGTCATTCGAAATGGTTGGTAATTTAAGTTTAGCTGAGGATACTGACAAAAGTTTACATTATGAGGTTAGGGACTTCACTAGAGATGATGGTAGTAAAAATGAGTTAAAGACATTAAAATTACACATGAAATGTGGAGATGATTCCTTTTCACTTAGAATACAAGGTTGGGGTGGAGATACAATTTATACTTTAGATAAAACTTTTAAGAAATTAAGTTTCCCTGCTAAAGATTATGAAAAACATTTAGATGATATAGCTAACTTCAAGAAGTTCACATTTAATGATGGTGAAAGTAGATTTGAGTTTGCTAGAGAGTTTGAGTTTATAGACTTTTTAAATACAAAACTAAAAGATAATCCTTATGGAAATAGATTATTTAAAGTAAATGGTGAAATAGAAATGAGTTCTTATGAAGATAAAGAAGGTAATACTAAAATATTTACTAATTACAAAGTACAAAGAATTTATGTAGCTGATGAAAATGGAATATTGAGAGATAAGGAATTAGTAGTACATGCTAAAGCAAATGTAGTTGGTTATATAGATCATAAAGCGTTAGATGAAACTGAACTTGCTGAGAAAAATAAATTAAATATAACTTATTACTTAGGACAATTTGATAGTAAGAAAAAGAAAGCTGGTATGTTACCTGAAAGAGGATTTGTAAGACATGCTACATATGAAGTTAGTGACGACCCTTATAAAAAAGCTAAACAAGTTAGTGTATTAAAAGAAAAAATATTTAGATGTGATGAAGATACATTAGCTATGACTGGTTTCTCTGTTAACTTAATTAATAGAGGTGGTAAGGTTGAGTTTGATGAAAGTATGTTAACTGAAGAGGAAAAAGAATTTATCGAACTTGATTTCTGTACATTTGAGGACATAAAGAAAGAGCATGAATTTGGTATAAGTGAATATATAACTGGTGAAGAAATATGTGGATTTAAAAAACCTTATCTATCAACTGGTAGTGATCAAACTAAGATAACATTAAAAGAATTATTAGCTAGTGACCAAGATAAAGTGCAAGAATCATTTGAAGTTGTTGACGAAGATGACGAATTCGGTGACTTATTCGGTGATGAATTACCTTTTTAAGAGGTATATTTGAGGTAAATGTAGTAAAATTGTAAGAAATTAAAACTAGGAGTTACTTGATTAAGGAATAAATTCGTCTTTTATTTATAAAAATCAAGTAACTCCCAATAAAAATTTTAAAAATAAAGGGGAAATGTGTATATGTTTAAAAAACCATTTGTAAATAAGAGTGTGAATAGTTTGAATAAATTAAAATTATATATAAGAGCAATAAGTAAATTTGGCAAAAGTACATTATTTAGAGATATGGTATTAGAAGAGTATGGTGGTAATCCTGAAAAAGGTTTATTAGTTGGTGTAGGTAATGAATATGGATATGCATTATTAGATGACTTAAATGTATCTCATATTGAATCTTGGAATGATGCAATTGAATTAAAGAAATATTTAATTGCTGGTAAAGCGAGAGGAGAACATGAGATTGAATTAGTTGCTTTTGATACATTAGATGAGTTAATTCCATTATGTGAACAATATGTATGTGAATTAAGTGAAAAAAGAAGTGGTAAACCTTGTGACACAATTAATAGTGCATTTGGTGGGTTAAATTAATTCCAGGCTCACCCTAAACCTTGTGAACCTAGAAATCTAGGGTGTATATCTCACGATTAGGAGTTATAGGAAATGATAACTAGGAGATATGCTAATGGGGGACTCCTACCAAGTAGTGTTGAGGACAATCCCATGCGAAGACTCATTAACAAGTGAGTAACGTTTATCGACTATCGAAATCACATTTAAACGAGAAATACGTTAAATGGAAGAGAGTAGAGTAGATGTATGATTGAAATATCATATATCGAAGTGCAAGGGTAGATAACTTGGTAAAAGAGTTATCGAGAAGATATAGTCAAGGCTCGTAGTAATACGAGATAACCTGTTGGAAAAGGTGCTGAAAAAGTTAAAGAACTTATAAAAGAGTATGTGACATCATTATCCAAAGCTGGATTTGGTTTAGTATTTATAGCTCATACTAAAGTAAAAACAATTGTTGAAAAAGGTATGAACTCTGATGAAGGTTATATGCAACTAACAAGTAACTTAACAAATGCTTATGAAAATAGTATATCTGCCGTATTTGATGTAATATGTACTGGTGTTATTGATAAAAAAGTTGATGATGGTAAATTAGAAGGTACTGAAAGAAGATTATATTTTAGAGGCGATGGATTTGTAGAAGCTGGTGGAAGATTTAAATCAACTAGTGTTCCTGAATATATAGTGTTTGAAGAAGATGAAAAAGCTAATGCAAAATTATTTGTAAAAACATTAAAAGAAGCGATAAAAGGAAGTAAATCCACACCAATGACTAATGAAGAATTTGAAAAATTAGCAAAAAAAGAAGATGAGGATTCTAAAGAAAATGCCAAAGAAGTGTTAGTTGAGGAAGAACGTAAAGAAAGACCTAGTAAAGAAGAATTATTATCACAAGTTAAAGACATTATTAAAAAAGATGGTAGTAAAAAAGGAGCTTTATTGAAAAAAGTTAAAGGTTTAGGTAAGAAATCATTAACTGAATTAACTGAAGATGAATTATTTGATATAGTAGAATCATTATAATTGTAGTAGTAAGAGAGGTTATTAATAACCTCTCTTATTTTTATGGTTCACTTTTTTGTGTAATTTAAGTATATTATAAATATAAGGAGATGATAAAATGAAATATTTAAAAATGATTTTAGAAGTAGTGATCAATTTATTTGTAAGTATTTTTCTTACGTATATGATATATTTACTTATGTTATATGTTTTTGGGTTTGTAGTTCCAACTTCATGGTTAATACTTATAGTGTTTATCTTCGCTGCATTCATTGATGTGGAGGTGGACTAATTGCGTAAAGTTAAATGTAAATATTGTGGTAAAACATTGAATAAAGAGGATGCTTATTTAGATGAATACTTTAATGATAATTTTGTGATAATTAAAAAATATTATTGCAATGAAGATCATTATAATTTGAAAAAAAATGAAAAACTTTATTATGATAAATCGTATGATTTATTAGCAAATATATTTGGTGTTAAAGTTAAAGCAAATTTATATTTTGCAAAATTATTTAAAGAGATTAAAAGCAATTATAAACCAATAGTTATTTATAAATATTTAGAAGAAAATGAAACTAGATTAACTAATATATTAGAAAGTAAATATTTTGATAACTTAAACAATGAGATAGGTTATTTTATGGCAATTATACAAAAAGAAATATTAGATTATAGTAGAAGGGTTAATGAAAAAAGAAAAGTTGAAATTAAAACAAAGGACGTTTGGGAAGATGAAAATATAGAAGTGAACTTTGAAAAACCAAAAACTAATAAGAAAACATTTGAAGATGTATTAGATTCATTCTTTGAGGGAGGGGAGTAAACATGGAATATCCAAAGGAATTAACGAAAAATAGACTTAACAAAGAAGGATTGTTGTTAGGTGATCTATTTAACGATATGTTATTAATCAAAGAATACAAAATAACTGAAGACATATTTATAACTGATAAAGGTAAGTTTTACTTTACTATATTATCACAACTCATGAAGAAAGAAATATTTACTCCAACAAATACTGATATACAATTGGTATTAAATGATACTCTTTTAGAAACATATAATGAATATGGTGGGTTTGAAAGAATAAAGAAACTTATGAAGGCTAGTAGTAAAGACAATTTCGATGCTCATTATGACCAAGTAATGAAAAATAATTTACTACTAACTTTTATTGATGATGGTATAGACTTAACAAGCACAATTGAAATAAAGAATAAAAAAGGGATATCAATTGAAAAAACTTATTTAGAAATATTTGAAGCAATGAATTGTGAACAGGTATTATCATTCATGCAAACTAGAATTAGTGATTCAATACAACTTCCATCAAATAATGGAGCAATTGAAGATGATGGTATAATTGGTGATGACTTTATAAATTCTTTAACTGAAGGTACTGAATTAGGAGTACCAATAGATTCAATTAGGTTTGGTAACGAAAACATTAAATTTATGCCTACCATAAACAAAGAGATATTAGGATTAAGACGTGGATTTGTTACTGGTATAGGAGCGTTAGTTAACCAAGGTAAATCTACTTTAATGACTGAGATAGCAATGTCATTAGCTGGTGCTGGTGAAAAAGTTTTATATATCACTAACGAAATGAAAATTAATGATGTTAAATTAAACTTTATAGCTTACACATTAGCAAATGTATTAGGTCAATCTAATATTACTAAAAAGAAATTAAAAAGTGGTGCTTTAACACCTGAAGAATTAGAAAAAGTTAAAATAGCTAAAGACATATATAATTCAAACTTAGGTGAAAATATATTTTTAATTAGTATTAATGATTCTAACCTTGAACAAGTTAAATCATTCACTAGAAAATATGCATTATCCAAAGGTATAACCTGTTTACTATATGATACTTTTAAAGCTGATTACGCAACTGGGGATGAGGATTACAAGGATCTAATAATAGGTAGTAGATTGATAGATAAATTATGTAGAGAGTTTAACTTGGTAGGAGTAATCGCACTACAAATTTCACAAAGTTATGCTGGTAACTTAATACTAGATATATCAATGTTGGCTGGTTCAAAACAAGTCAATGAGGTTTTAGATAGTTTAATATTATTTAGAAATTTATTTTATGAAGAACTTGATAATGATCATAAATATTTTTGTGAGCCATACACATGGATTAAAGATGAAAGCACCCATGAATTAGTAAAGAAAAGTGTAAACATTGATAAAAAAGGTACATATCGTATATTCTTTATAGTGAAAACTAGAGATGGTAATACATTTAATGATAGTAATACTGCATATCTATATTCTTTCCAAGGAAAAAATGCAAGTGTGAAAGAGATTTGTAGATGTAGTCCGAAACGTGGTACAATCACCCAAAATTATTATTCTAAGTAGAGGTGTTGAAAGTTGTCTAACGATATAAAAAACCATTTACTGCATAACAAAAGGGATTTAGTATTACTATTAAAAGAATATGGATATGATAAATTTAATGTAAATGAAGATGAGATCAGGTGTAGTAAGCCTGACTCTTCCAATGGTTCTACATGTAGGATAAGACTGAATAATAGTTTGATGTGTACTGACTTTAGTAGTTCATTCAATGGTGATATATTTGAATTAATAATATTTCATACTGATACTACTTATGCGAATATAGTTAGTAAATGTTATGAAATGTTCAATATAGAAGATATTGACGATGACGATTTTGATGGCTTAGACTTAGATTTAGATACAAATCCAAAAGAAGTTTTGATACCAATTTATGACAAAAGTGAATTGAACAATTATGAACATGTATGGAATATGAAATTTGTCGAGGATAATATTATGCCAAAGACACAACAGGTATTCCATATAGGTTATGATTATAGGAGTAGAAGAATTTCAATTCCTTGGTTCACACTAGAGGGAGAGTTACTTGGTGTAATGGGGCGTGCTTATTATGATAATTATGGTAACTTTAAATATGTTCCTTTACTAAGATTTAAGAAGCATCACTCTTTATATGGAATATATGAGAACCAAAAATATATAAAGAACAATAGAGTATATATAGGTGAATCGGAAAAGTTTGTTTTGCAATTACACACTATGAATGTTCGTAATGCGTTAGCTTTAGGTGGAAATAGTATAGATTCATATAGATTATCTTTATTGGAGAAATTAAATGTCAAAGAAATAGTCTTCTGTTTCGACGAAGGACTAGAGACTGATATTCAAAAGAAGGCATTAAAGATAACTAAAAAATATTTTAAAAACGAAGTGAAAATTGGTGTAATGTTCGATGGGCATAACAAATATCTACCTAAAGGGAGTAAAGATTCCCCTAGTGATCTAGGTAAAGATGTATGGACTGACATGGTTGACCATTGTATACGCTGGTTGAAATAGATGGGAGAGGATTGAGTGATATGAAGGATAGAATAGATAATAGAATAGATAGAATCGGAGAAGAAAAAACCAATAATTTCGGTAGTTTAATGAGAATAATCAAATATAGAAATAATAAAGATATAGATGTGTTTTTCCCTGAATATGGGTGGACGAAAGAACATACATCATATAACTGTTTCATAAAAGGAAACATAAAAACTCCATATGAATGTAGGACATTTGGAAAAGGATGTTTAGGCAATGGGATATATTCTCTTTTAAATAACAAAGAAGTATATAAAACATGGAATGGGATGTTGCGAAGATGTTATGAGCCTAAATATCACGTAGAAAAACCAACTTATAAAGATTGTGAAGTATGCGACGAATGGTTGAATTTCCAGGTCTTCGCAAAATGGTATTATACTAATTTTTATCAAATACCAGGAGAGCTCATGTCATTAGATAAAGATATATTGTGTAAAGGGAATAAAATATATTCTCCTGATACTTGTATCTTTGTACCTAAAAAAATAAATAGTTTATTTGTAAAACGTGATAATGATAGAGGTGATTTTCCCATTGGAGTATTTTATGATAAATCAACTAAAAAATATAGAGCCCAATGTAATATGAATGAAAAAAGAAAATCTTTAGGACGATATAATACACCTGAAGAAGCATTTGAGGTTTATAAACAATATAAAGAGCAATACATCAAAGAAGTTGCTGAAGAATATAAAAATGTGATACCACAAAAATTATATAATGCAATGATAAATTATGAAGTAGAGATTGATGATTAGAGATAGGGGAGAAGAGATATGGGAAATAAATTATGGTCGTATTCAAAACTGAGTTCGTGGCATAACTGCCCATATGGGTGGTATTTAAATTATGTATTACATCAAAGAGGTGAAGAAAACGTATATGGAATCTTGGGTGGAAAGATTCATGATTGCCTAGAGAGGATATTTAAAGGTAAAATAGACATTGAAAAAGCTAAGGAAGAGTGGATTACTGAGTTTGAAATGTGTGAGTTGTTGGATTGCAAGTTCCCAACGGAAAAGTCCAAAGAAAATTATTTTAATTCGATGATTCATTGCCTGGATCATTGGGAAAAATATCCTGATAATTATAAATATTTAACTGAGTTGCATTTCACATTTGAGCCGATTGAAGGTATAATGATGCAGGGATTCATAGATTTAGTACAAGTTGATCAAGAGAACAAAACAATGAGAGTAATAGACTATAAAACAAGTAGTAAGTTTAGTAAAAAAGATTTAGAATCTGAAAAAGTATTCCAATTAATATTATATTCAATGTATTTAGAAGATGCTTATCCTGATTACAAAATACTACCACCGGCATTTGAGATGCTTAAATACACAAGGAATAAACGAGGAACTGTAATCGAACGTAATACTGTGGATGACTTATTTGATAATTTTGATTATAAACGTTGTTTTATTGAAGTGGAATATAATGAAGAGATGAAGGAAAAACTAAAAGAATTTATAACTAGTACGATAGATGAAATAAAGAAACATGACCCTGACGTAGAGGAAGATTGGATTCCTGAGAAACCTAATGCTTTCTATTGTAAAAATTTATGTGGACATTACAATGAATGCCCATATGCTGCCAAAAGATAAATTTTTTATCTTTTGGTTCACTTTTTTCACTAATTTAAGTATATTATAAATGTAAGACAAATGATTAAGTGAGAGGAGATATAATATGAGTAAAAAAAGAATAATCTATGAAATTTATTTTCCTGCCTTTTGTAGTGATTTAAAAGATATGTATGATAAGTTAGATTATGTTGAGGAATTAGGTGCAACTTCAATATGGTTTACACCAATATTTGAATCTCCTAGTGAGCATGGTTATAACGTTAGTGATTATTTATCAATCAAAAAACAATATGGTACTTTTGAAGATTTTGATAAACTAGTATCTAAAGCTCATGATAAAGGCATAGAAATATTCTTAGATTTAGTTTTATGTCATACTGATTATCATCACGAATTGTTTAAAGAAAGTATAGAAGGAAAAAACGATTGTTACTTTTGGAGTGATACACAAATAAATAATCAATGGAGATATTGTTTTGAAAATAAAAAGTTTTATTATGCTCCTTGGTCGCATGAAATGTGTGCTTTAAATGGAAGTAGCAAAAAGGTTAGAGATATGATAACTGAAGTGGTTAAATTTTGGTTAGAACGTGGAGTAGATGGATTTAGATTAGACGCCGTTCCATACATAAGTTATGGTTGTGATCCTATAGAGTTTTGGGGTTGGTTTACTCATATGGTTCATGAAATAAAAAGTGATGCATACTTAGTTGCTGAAGCATGGGATACATATGAAGTATCAAATAAATACGCTAGAACAATTGGAAAATCATTTAATTTTGAGCAATCCGGCTGGATTAAACATCATGTAAATACAGGTGAACCTCTTGTAATTAAAAATGATCCTCAATATAGTGTAAATTTTTTATCAAATCATGACATGACAAGAATTTCAAATTCAATTGGACACAATATGGATAAATTATTTAAAGCTATGAATATATTGTTTTCTTTAGGTGGTGACGTTTGTATCTATTATGGTGATGAAATTGGGATGGGAATGTATCAAGATTGTAATGTTAAAGAGGGTGGACATGGAGATTGGAAGGTTCGACAACCAATGGAATGGACTCGTGTAGAATACCAAAGAAAAGATCCAAATAGTTTATTTAATCATACGAAAAAATTAATAAAAGAATATAAAAAATAAAAGGAGAGATGTAATATGAGTAAACATAAACACACAAATAAGAAATGTTTGGTGTATATACTTGAAACAAGTGAATATATGCTTTGTGAATATTGTTGCGTATGTGGAAGGATAAAATATCTGTCAAGAATATTGAACGATGACAAATCTAAGATGACAACTAAAGACATCATTAAAAAGTATAAAGGTTTACCTGTAAGAAGTTTGACTAGAAAAACTGATAAATATATAAAATAAATTATACGAAGACTAGGAATTTCCTAGTCTTTTTGTAAAATAAGGAGGAATTGTTTTATGGATAAGATTTATATAGTTAAAGTATTCAATGTGGAAAATAAGGATGACAAATATACATTTAGTGAAGAAATTGCAATGATTACTTCACATCGTTCACTTGCATTGAGAACTGTATATGAAAACATAGGTGGAATAGACGATTGTTGGTATAAATATGCTTTAATAGTTACAATTGAAGATGGAAAGGTTTATGGTGAAATTGATCCATTAGATTTACAAGTATTCAAATATAATAAACATTTGAACATTTATGAAAAATTTGATGAGGATGAAGACATGATAAAAGCTATTGAAAAACGTTATTGTTACTATAAATAATGGTTCATTTTTCTTTGTGATTTAAGTATATTATAAATATAAGGGGGATGAGAAAATTGAAGAAGTTACGACTGATCTTTTATGATTTTGAAGTTTTCCATGACGATTTTTGTGTGACATTCATAACATATCCATCTATGAAAAGAAAAACTTTTATAAATGATAGAGATGGATTGATTGAATTTCATAATAGAATTAAAGACAACTATATATTATGTGGATATAACAATGCACATTATGACGATGTTATTTTCAAAACAATTTTAATTGGAGAAGATAAGATAGGACATACTTTAAAAGAAGTGAGTGACATGTTAGTAAGTGGAAAAAACGCTTTCAATATATCAAGACTTTATAATAAAATTGGATTTATAAACACATATGATTGTATGATAAATAAAGCTATGGGGCTAAAACAATATGAAGCATTCTTTGGTAGTAAAATATATGAATCTGATGTTGATTTCAACTTGGATAGAAAACTTACAAAAGAAGAATTAAAAGAGACTGTATATTACAACATACATGACGTTGAACAAACTATTAAACTATTTGAATTAACTAAGAATGATTTTGAAGCTCAACTTAGTTTAATACAAACTTTTAAATTACCTTTGAATTGTTTTAGCAAGACTAAAGCTAAATTATCTGCTATGATTTTAGGTGGTGTAAGACAACATAATTTACATGATGAAATGGAGTATGGTTTTCCAAATACATTGATTTTAGAAAAATATGGGGATATAAAGAAACATTTCGATGAGAAAAGATACACTCATGTTGTGAATGAAAAAGGAACAAAAAGAAAGAATCAATTAAACATAGATGTATATGGACTAAAAACAACATATGGTTATGGTGGTTGTCATGGTGCTTTAGAAAAATATTATACTGATGATAGTGATGGAGGATTAATAGTCCATACCGATGTTGCCTTAACACAATGGGGCAAGTAAAATTCATTGAACCTAACCAAGGGTGTGATGTCAACGATATAGTTTGTTATAGGAAATGATAACTTAATGACATTGCTAACAGGGGAAGCCTTCATAAAATTGGTCAATCCTGTGGTAAGTATATATTTATATAAAAATATATAAAACTCAAGAGACTAGTAAGACCTCTTTAAAGGGGCATACATTAACTATTGGTACGTTAATGGAAGCGGTGAACTTAGATGATATAGTCCACGCCCATAGGATGATAAACTATGGGAGGTAATGCACTGTACCCTAACCTAATGCTAGAATATGATTTACTTAGTAGAGGTGTGACTGACCCTAACAAATATAGAGAGATACTAGAAACAAGATTAGCATTAAAACATGCTGGTAAAAAGAAAGAACAGGCACCGTATAAGATAGTCCTGAATTCGACGTATGGAATAACTCTTGATCAATATTCTACTTTATATGACCCTAAGCATGGTAGAAGCGTATGTGTTTATGGGCAATTATTAATAACTGACTTAATAGAAAAAATAGAGAAAACATTTGGAGATAGATGTGTTCCTATTCAATATAACACTGATGGTATTATTATGAAACTTAAAGACAAAAAAGATTTTGACGAGTATGTGAATGTGTGTAAAGAATGGGAAGATAGAACTAGATTGAGCTTAGAACATGACATAATTACAAAATTATATCAAAGTAATGTAAACAATTATGTATGCATATTTGACAATGGAAAGCTAGAACGTAAGGGAAAATATTTTCAAGAAAACTCATTGTTAAAAAATGATTTACCATTTCTATCTAAATCTATTGTAAACTATTTAATTTTTAATAAGCCTGTGGAAGATAGTATTAAAGAATGTAATTATATTGATTTTCAAAAGGTAGTTAAGATTGGAAAAACGTATAAATTTGTATCACATGGAGAAGAAAGAATAAAGGAAAGAGTTGTTAGAATATTTGCTAGTAACGATGAAAATGATAGTGGAGTATTCAAGGTTAAAGATAAAATGAAGGATGGAGTTATGATTGAAGGGTATGAAAAAATTGCTGATACAAGTGAACATTGCTTTATAGATAATGGTGATATAACAAATAAAGATATTCCTAGCAATTTAGATGTTAATTATTATATTAATTGGGTAAAAAAAGAAATAAGAAGAATGGGATTTGCAAGGGACGACTTATAAAGTTATTGGATTTGAGGAGAAAAATATATTTTATCAAGGGGACTGGTTAATATGAATAAATGTAAAGTTTGTGGTAGAGAACTAGATAAAAAATATAAACATGGTTTATGTCAAAAACATTTTGAAGAATTATCTGAATATGGATTTTTCATATCAAATACACCCCGAACATTTTATGACCCAAATGAATATGAAATACACGATAACATAGCTGAAATGAAATTATATGATAATTTACAAGAAGAAGTTGATGAGATAGTTATAGTAGATTTAGAAGACTTAGACAAAATAAAAGATATTAGATGGGATAAGAAACAATCTTGTATTACAGGAAAAGTGTTAGGGAAATCTGTACTATTACCAAATTATATTTTAGATACTGGTGAAAAGATAGAACATATAAATGGTGACTTTTTAGATTGTAGAAAAGAAAACTTAAAAGTTGTAAAAAAAGAATACAAAAAGAAAAAAGTAGATAAACGTAGAAAAGGAAAAATAGATATTACTTCTTTAGGAACAAGTACAATAGGAGTAACTGGTTCTTGTTGGAGCATTGAATATGACAAAGTAGATGGTACTAGAGGACTTATATTGATTGAAAATGGAATAAATCAAGGTGGAACTGTTGTAGAAGATTATAATGCTAATAAAAGAATGGCTGATTATATACCTTATGATAGAGCTGATTTCATGTTATATACTCATGTACACGGAGATCATTTACTTTTATCACCTGCTGGTATAAGTAGAGGATTTCATGGTAAAGTGATAATGACTAAAGGTATGAAATTATTAGGTGAAAAACTTTTATTAGACGGTGCTTTTATTCATGATAGAAATATAAAAGAACTTAAAAAGAGTGGTAGAAAAGCTGAACCATTGTTCACTGAAAGTGACACATATTTATTTTTAAATAAAGTAAAAGAAATACCTGATAATGAAATGGTAAAACTTAGTGAAGAAGTAAGTGTTAGACTATTAAACAATAGTCATGTATTAGAAGCGTATCAAATAGAACTTTATATTAAGAAACCTTCTAATCACATAGTTAAAATATTATATACTGGAGATTTAGGAAGTAAGAAAAACTTTGAATTCCAACCATTTTTAAAGGAAACTGAAATTGTTAAAAAAGCTGACATAATGATATGTGAGTCCACTTATGGTAATAGTCTTAGAAATTTCACAAAACAACAATGTATAGAAGAAAGAAAAGAATTAATGCAAATAATAGACGATACAATTGCTGCCAAAACTAAATGTTTAATACCTAGTTTTAGTTTTTCTCGTACTCAATGTATTATGTGTATGTTATATGAACATTTAAAAGATAGTAAAGATAATTTTCAAATAATAGTGGATAGTAGATTAACTGGGGAAATAAATAATGCTTATCGAGAAGTTTTACAAGGTGAAGATAGAGAATATTGGAATGAAGTTATGGGATATGATAGATTTAAATTTATAACAAATTACAAAGAAACATTAGAGTATTCTACTAAAAATGATGGCATTCCTAGAATTATATTATCTAGTTCAGGATTTATGGAAGCAGGTCATGTTAGAACTTGGGCTAGTAATATAATGTCCAATCCAAATAATACAATTTGTTTCATAGGATATAGTGGAGTTGGAACTTTAGCCGAAAGAATACAAAATTGTAAAAGTGGAGAACTGATGGTCGATGGTATAAAATGTAAAAGAAAATGTACAATAAAAACTTTTAAAACTTTTAGTAGCCATATTCAACAAGATGAAATAATAAATTATTTTAAACAAATATCTATAGGAGATAGAATTCTAATACATCATGGTGATGAAAGCTCAAAACATGAATTGAAGAAAAAAGCAACTAAAGAATTAAGAAAAATAGGAAAAACTACAAAAATAGTAGTTGTTGAAAAGGGTTGTGATGCATTTACATTATAACACTAAATTAATAGCTAAAGTCCAATAGTTTTTATTGGGCTTTTTATTTTTTAGTTCACTTTTTTATGTGATATAAGTATATTATAAATATAAGAGTTATCTTTTACAAAATAAATTATAAAGAGGAGATGAGTTAAAATGGATGAAATTTGGAAGGACATAGAAGGTTACGAGGGGCTGTATCAGGTTAGTAACTTAGGAGATGTAAGGAGCTTGAAATATGCAGGAGGTAATAAAGTTAAATTATTAAAACAAAGTACTGATAAAAAAGGATATAAACGAGTTGTCTTATGTAAAGATAGGAAGAAGAAAAATCATTGGATACATCGCTTAGTAGCCATAGCATTTATCCCTAACCCTAATAATTTACCTATAGTGAATCATATTGATGAATGTAAAAGTAATAATATGGTATCTAATTTAGAACGGTGTACTCTTGTTTATAATAATGCTTATGGCACAAGGAATGAAAGAATAAGTAAAAGTAGTAAAGGTAAAACTTTTAGTGAAGAGCACAAGAAAAAAATAAGTGAAGGTAAAAAAGGAAAACATCGTAGTGAAGAAACTAAGAAGAAAATAAGTGAAAAAATGAGAGGTGAAAATAATCCATTTTATGGGAAACATCATAGTGAAGAAAGTAAAAAGAAAATGAGTGAAAGTCATAAAGGTAACAACGCAAAACCTATACTAATGTATGACGAAGAAGGGAATTTTATAAGAAAATTTAATTCAATTGCTGATGCAAACGAATACTTTGGAAAAGATAGAGGTTGTAGTAATATAAAAATGTGTTTAAGGGGGAAACGAAAAACTGCATATGGATATATTTTTCGATATGCTGAAGAAAATGATTTAAAAAAAATAAAAATTTAGGTTCACTTTTTTAATAATTTTAAGTATATTATAAATGTAAGATATAAATCTTACAAATATTTATAAATTGGGGAGGGCTTTACAATGAAAGATATAAACGACGAACTAAAATTATATGCTGATGATAGTCAATCTTTATTCAATAGATTGGAAAAAGTAATATATGCTATAACTGATGAAAATGATACTTCTGAGGATACAATAGATAGCTTGAGATTTACATTAGAAGAGTTTGGGTCTGTTTATGAAGATCTACTTACACTTTTAAATGAAAAATTAGATGAAGAAATATAGGGGTGATTATTTTGTTGACTGTAGAAAAAAGAAATAAGGAAATTGTATCATTTGATAAAAAGAAAATAGAACAAGCTATAATTAAATGTATAAATGACGTGGGAAAAGCAACTAAAGATAAAAAAACTATTGCAACATTAATATCAATGCAAATAGAAACTAAGCATAAAGATGATTTAGTACCATTACCAATAGAAACTATACAAGATGAGGTTGAAAAATTATTAATGGAATTTAGTTTAGAAGAAGAAGCAAAAGCATACATTTTATATCGAGATAATCGTAGAAGAATTAGAGAATTAAATTCTGATATGTACGAACGATTACAAAAACAAATTGCTAATATTTTAGCAACCAAAGACATCATTAATTCTAATGCTAACGTTGATGAAGGGTCTTTTAGTGGAAGAAATAATAAAGTAATGGGTGAAGTATTAAAACAATATGCATTAGATAATTTAATGTCCGAGACAACAAAAAATAATCATTTAAATGGAGTGATATATCAACATGACTTAGATAATTATTCGAATGGAATGTTCAATTGTTTAGTAGTTGATTTTGAAGACTTATATAAAAATGAGCATGGTTTTAAAACAAGAAATGGGGACGTTAGAGAACCATCTAATATAATGTCATTTATGCAATTGGTTGCCGTAGTATTTCAAGCTCAATCACAATGCCAGTTCGGCGGAATAGCGAGTGCTAAAATAGATTATGAAGGAGCACCTTACGTACATAAATCTTTTGTAAAAAACTTTAAAGATGCTTTAATTGATGTTTTAGAATTAAATGAACATGAAGTTGAAGAATGTATGAAGGAATATAGTGATTTAAAAATAGGAAATGAAGACATATTAAAAGATGACAAATTAAAAAGATGTTATGATGTGGCATTAAGACATACAATACGAGATACTAAACAAGCATGTGAATCATTGTTTCATAATCTGAATACTCTGGAGTCCCGACCAGGTTCACAAGTGCCATTCACTTCTATAAATTTTGGTTTAGATACTTCTGAAGAAGGTAGATTAGTTTCAAAATCATTATTAGAAGCATCTATTGATGGAATTGGTCATCTACATAGAACTTCAATATTCCCAATTTCAATATTTAAATTAAAAGGTGGAATAAATAGATATCCAAATGATCCAAATTATGACTTATTTCAATTAGCTTTAAAATCAATGTCAATAAGAATATATCCTAATATAGCAAATTTAGATTGTCCAATTGATAATGGTTCAACGAAAAAAGACGAAGCGTTTTGTACAATGGGCTGTAGAACTCAAACTGGATTTGATATTAACGGATTAGGTGACACTATGACTGGTAGAGGTAATATAGCTCCTGCCACAATAAATTTAGTTGATTTAGGTATAAGACATGGAATATGTTTAGGTGAAAGAAAAGAAGCTGATGTAGAAGGATTTTTCAAAGAATTAGACCAAAGAATAGATGAGTGCGTAGATTCATTATTAGATAGATATGAATATATAGCATCTCAAAAAGCACGTTCCGCATACTTCACTTATGAAAATGGGTTAGTGAAAAATACATTGGGTAGAAAATTAAGACCTGATGAAGAAGTTAGGGAATGTGTAAAACATGGCACATTAGCAATAGGATTCCATGGTATGGCTGAAACATGTTATGCTATGTTTGGTAAAACACATACTTATGATGAAGAAGTTAGAAAATTTGCTTATAAAATAGTTAAACGAATTAGAGAAAAAGCTGATGAAAATAAAGAAAAATATAGTTTAAATTTTAGTTGTTACGCCACTCCTAAATATTTGGGCATACAATAAGTGATTGTTGTATGAATCTCTATTAAACGGTCATAGCTGAATAACCAATAAGCTGGTAAGAGAACCTAAGTCCTATAAAGGATAGTGGTAATACCGTACTAAGTTATTAAATCGTTATTTAAAGAAGGGGAGAGATTTAAAATAGCTGAAAGACTTTTTAAAGATCAATGGATAAATAAAAAAGATATAAAAGAAAAAATAAAACAATTAAAAGAATCTGAAAGATATTTCATATCCGAGTATGGAAACATATATAAACAAATGGAGAATGATTATTTTAGAAAAATAAAATTATACATTAATAAAAGAAATGGTTATGCATACATTAGATTAATATTATCTGATGGGACTTCTAAAAAATATAGAGTTCATAGATTGGTAGCAAAATATTTTGTAGATAATCCCAATAATTTACCTATAGTTATGCATTTAGACAATAATAAAACGAATAATCATTATTCAAATTTAAAATGGGGAACTATCCAAGAGAATACGCAACAAGCATATGATGATTGTCTAATAGTTAATGATAAAGGATATGATGATAGTCAATCAAAACCAATATATGTTTATGATATGAATGATAATCTTTTATATTCTTTTGGTTCAATATCAATTGCAAGTAAAGAATTAAAGATATCGAAATCTACAATAAGTGGGCAATGTAATGGAACTACCAAAGGCAAACCTAGATGTGGATATCGTTTTAGATATCAAAATAATTAAAAAATACGATTTAATAATAATGTCTAACGACTATCGAAAACACACTTATTCGAGAAACACGATAAGTGGAAGTAAGTAGAGTAGAGCCTATTAAGGTAGGGTGATGTGGCAAGTAAATCCCTTTAAATTGAAATGTAGAGAGTCTTGTATTTGGTAAAAGAATATAAGATTAAGATATAGTCTAGTCCGACTCTATAAAGAGTGTTAAAGTATAGCGAAAGCTACGGTGTAATCGGCTGAAGGTTTGTGTAGTACATTAAGAGATAAAATGGTTTCTAAGTATGGTGTTATAAAAGGTGTTACTGATAGAGAATTTTTAAGTAATTCATATCACATACCTGTATATGACAACATAAGTGTAGCTGAAAAATTAAAATTAGAAAGTCCATTCGCACAACTTTGTAATGGAGGTAACATAACTTATGTAGAATTACAATCTTCTATAAGAAATAATCTAAAAGCATTAGAGGACATTGTAAATTATGCATGTGATCAAGGCGTTAGATATCTAGCAATAAACATTCCAATAGACACTTGTAACCAATGTGGTTATTCAAATGAAATAAACGACAAATGTCCTGTATGTGGTTCTGATGATATAGAAAGACTTAGACGTGTAACTGGTTATATCACAAAAGATTATCATAATTTTAATAAGGGTAAAATTGCTGAAACTGAAGCTAGAGTAAAACATAGCAATTATCGTGAAGATTATGGATCAAAGGAGAATGATTAAATTGAATATAGCAGGGTTTATAGAAGAATCAATTGTGGATGGGGAAAGAGTAAGGAGTGTAGTATTTATTTCAGGATGCAAGCATTGTTGTAAAAATTGTCATAACAAAGAGACTTGGGATTTTAAATATGGTAAAGAATTTACTAAAGAAGAGCAAAAGAAAATTGCACTTAGAGTTAAAAATAATCCACTAATAACTGGGTTAACAATATCAGGCGGAGACCCAATGTACTCTTATAAAGAAGTTATTGAATTTATTAAATTGTATAAATCATATAATCCAACACATGATGTTTGGTTATATACTGGTTTTACAATTGAAGAAATAGAGAATTGTGAAATGAAAGAAATATTTGAACATATAGATTATTTAGTAGATGGACTTTATGAAGATGATAAAAAAGATATATCATTGCCATTTAAAGGATCAAGTAATCAACGTATTTATAAAATTAGATAAAATGGAGGTAATGTAAAATGAAAAGTATGTTAATAAAAAGAATAAAAGATGAATTTGGAGTAAGTTCAATTGCTGGTAAAAAATTAGAATTATATAGCTTTTACACCCTAATAGGGTTTGTTACACGAATGAGAAATGGAGAAGAAATTAAATAGATTAAAAACAACTCACTAGATTAACTTCTAGTGAGTTTTATAAAATAAAGGGGATGGATATATGGAATTGAATAAAATTTATTGTATGGATAATTTAGAATTATTAAAACAAATGAAAGATGAATCAATTGATTTGATATATTGCGACATTTTATATAATACAGGTAAAAAATTCAAAGACTATGACGATAAGTTAGGAACACCACAACAAGCTATGGAATGGTATAAACCAAGATTGATTGAGATGAGAAGAGTATTAAAGAATACAGGAAGTATTTATCTTCAATGTGACTATAGATTAATTCATTACCTAAAAGTTGAAATGGATAAAATATTTGGAATTGATAGATTTAGAAATGAAATAATTTGGCATTATAAACGTTGGACTGGGAAATCAAATAAATATCAGTCATTACATGATAATATATTGTTTTATACTAAGACAAATACAAAAAAATATACCTTTAATGTTCAATTAAAGGACTATACAAAAGGTAGTAAAGAAAGAAAAAAGCATGTTTTACATAGATTTAAAAATGGTGAAAAATATTTAGTCACTGAGAATAAAGGTGTTCCTGAATGTGATGTATGGTGTGATATACCCTTTATACCACCTTCTTCAAGAGAACGAGTAGGATATAATACACAAAAACCTAAAGCATTATTAGAAAGAATAATCAAAGCATCGTCTAATGAAGGAGATGTTGTGGCTGACTTTTTCTGTGGTAGTGGTACGAGTTTAGTTGTAGCAAAAGAATTAGGAAGACAATATATAGGTTGTGATATTAATTCGAGAGCTGTAGAAATTACAAATAATAGAATTGAAGAAACAAATAAATAATAAAGGGGTGATTTTATGAAATATAAAGTTGGGGACAAAGTTAGACTAAAAGATGATTTACGACATGGTGATTGTAATGGTTATTATGTGTGTTATATGAATAATTTTAAAGGTAAAGACCTAACAATAGCTACTGTGGAAGAAAATAATGGACTAGTTGTTTACACGATCAACGAAGATAAAGACGATATAAAATGGAAATTTGTTCACGAAATGTTTGAGGAAATAACATCAAAATAGGTTCACTTTTTTACACAATTTAAGTATATTATAAGTGTAAGGAGGTTGAAAAAATGTGGAAATAGATAACAATTTCAAAGTAGTGGAAGGTGTTTTATTTATATTGGTTGATGGAAAGTATGTTCCATTTGGAGAAAAACGAGTAGACGTGACTAATGATATGACTTTCACATCGTCCAATGACACAATTGATTTTGATAAACTATCAGGTGAGGGTAAAGAGTTATTTGAACTATATAAGACAACTTTAAGTTTAGATGATGATTTGGCTAGAAAAATTATAAGTAGTAATCAAAGTGCCATATTCACACTAAATAATAAAAGAGGTAGAATATTATTTAATAAGATGAATGAAGTAAGTATTTTGATCAAGATAACATTAGATAGAGATGATATAACACCATTGACTGAAGATGAAATTGACAAGTTGAGAAAAAAATATAAATAAGGGTGATGTTTATGTATAAAGTCGTTAAAATGAGTGTGACTGGTGAATTTCAACATCATTTGGAGTGGATCGATAAACATGTCGAGTTAGTTGAGACAGGACTTGGGTTATTATATTTGGAGTGTGAAAATAAACGTGTTTTGTTAGTTTCTCCAAAAATTTATCAAAAAGATGGGTATTTGCATATTTTGACAAAAAATGAGCTTTATGTGTTAGAAAAAGTAAAAGATGGTTCTGAACCCATTGGAAACACTAGGGTGTAAGGGGGTAAAATCGTGTTAAATAAAAAAGTATTTTTATTGGTAGGAAAAAGTGCAAGTGGTAAGGATACGCTTATGAATATGTTATTATCTGATTTTAAAGAAATAAAACCATTAGTTTCTCACACAACTAGACCTATGAGAACTGGGGAAGAAGATGGTAAGACATATCACTTTGTAGATGATTCAACTTTTGAAGAAATGGTAGACAATGATGAATTTTTAGAAACTACATCATATACTATAGAAAGTGAAAATAAGATTTATAAATATGGATTAAGTAAAAAAGAAGTTATGGACACTCCTTATGCAATGACTATAGTTAATCCTTATGGTTTAAATGAATTATCAAAGAGTGAATTTAAAGATAACATCGTATCAATTTTAATAACAAGAGATGATAGAGATAGAATATTAGCATATATAAATAGAGATGAAAACGTTAATATAAAAGAAATGATTGATAGATATAAACGTGATGAAGAAGATTTTAAAGATGTGGTTGCTGATTATATACTTGAAAACGATGATGCAATATGCAATTCGTATATTCAATTATATAAGTTAATTAAAGAAGAAATTGAGGGAGAATAATGATTATATTAGGATTAGATTTAAGTAAAAATAATACTGCATATTGCGTATATGATGATGAAAATAATACATTTAATTATGGGGAAATAGATACGGAAAAACTTAAAGGGGATTTTGATAAGATAACCACGATTTGTAACTTCTTATCAGGTTTAATAAAGGATAACAAAGTTGATGTGGTTGTATTTGAAAAAGAAAAGTTAACTCCTTCTTTAGAATTTAGATTCACTTATAACAAAATAATAGGTGGTATATATAGAGTTATAGATGAAAATGGAGTTAAAATTGGGGAAATGAAAAGTAGTTTTTTTATAAAAGAAATTATGGGGCTAGGTAATTACACCTTACTTGAAACGTTTAGATATATTGCTAAAAAATATATCAATATAGGGGATATAATTAATAAAGGTAAAGGCAAAAACAATCATATTTATAGATCAATATGTGTAGCAATTGCATTTAGTATAAGGAAGAAAAATAAAAATGGAGAATAAAATGTTTTCAGGAGGTGTTAATTGTGGACGAAAAATATAAATTATATAATGGTGATTGCTTAGAAGTTATAGATAAATTAATTAAGGAAGGGGTTCAAGTTGATTTGACAGTCACTTCCCCACCTTATGATGATTTAAGAAATTACAAAGGTACTTTAGTTTGGAATTTTGATGTATTTAAGCAAGTTGCTGATAGATTATATAAAATAACTAAAGATGGTGGAATTGTTGTTTGGGTAGTAGGAGACCGAGTAAAAAATGGAAGTGAAACAGGAACATCTTTTAAACAGGCATTATATTTTAAAGAAATAGGATTTAACTTACATGATACAATGATATATGAAAAGAATACTAGTAGCTTCCCTGCAAGAAGGAATGGTAATAGATATACTCAAATATTTGAATATATGTTTGTTTTTAGTAAAGGAAAGCCTAAAACGACAAATTTAATTTGTGACAAACCTAATAAATGGGCAGGACATACAAATTGGGGAAAAAACACACAAAGAGATGAGGATGGCGACTTAAAAGAGACTGATAAAATAAAACCAGTGCCTGACTTTTCTCCAAGAAATAATATATGGAGATATGTTGTAGGTAATGGTTTTAATACAAAAGATAAAATAGCACATAAACATCCTGCAATATTCCCTGAACAATTGGCTGAAGACCACATATTAAGTTGGAGTAATGAAAATGATTTAATATTTGACCCATTTATGGGATCCAATACAACGGGAAAAATGGCTTTGTTAAATAATAGAATGTTTATAGGTGTTGAAAAAGTGAAAGAATATTTTGATATAGCGGAAAAGAGAATAAAAAATATTTTGATATAACAATCAATCATTTAGTATAGGGGAGAAAAGTAAAATGGAGAATAAAAATGTCTTAGGATTAGATTTATCATTATCATGTACTGGATATTCTATAGTGAGGTATGACCAACAATCATACCTCATTCTTGATTATGGGACAATTAAAACTAAACAAACTGATTTTAATAACACAATAGAACGATTAGCACATATATGTGAAGAAATTCAAAATATATTAGATTCAAATGAGATTGATATTATTGTTATAGAAGATAGTATACCTGTTAAAAATAGTAAATCAGTATTACAAGTAAATGTTTTAAAAGGAATGGTCATTAGAACTATCCAATACAATGATAAAGAGATACAATTATATTATCCTTCTACTGTTAAAAAGAAGGTAACAGGAAGTGGTAGGGCATCCAAAGAGGATGTAGCCAATGCTATTAAAGAAAAAACTAACCTTGATATTGAATATTCTGATAAAAATAATAGCAAGAAAACAAGTGATATATTTGATAGTATAGCATTATGTATATGTTATTTAGAAAAATAGGTTCATTTTTTTATATAATTTAAGTATATTATAGATGTAAGGAGGAATTGATAAAATGGAAGAACTAAATCTTATAACATATTAATAATATAAAAAGGAGTTGGGATTATGGCTACACTAATATGGGGATGTATCTTTGGATTTTTTAGTAGTTATGTTGCTAAAGAAAAAGGTAGAAATTACATAGCATGGACGATATTAGGATTCTTCTTCGGAGCATTTGCACTACTCATAGTGTTATGTTTACCTGATAAAAATAAATAAGAAGGAGGGAGATTAATGACTAGAAATGAAATTTATGAAATAATGGATTCAACGATAAAAAGTTATTTTCCATGTTTTTGTCACACATCAAGTAGAAAATGGGTAAAGAGATTTTATGAAAGTCATTATGAAGTATTTTCAACTAAGTACTGGATTGACTTGAACAATGAAAGAGTTACTTTGTATGAGTTAAAAGATGTAGACTTAGAATTATGGAATAAATATTATAATAGATGGATGAAACAAGGAATGAAGTTGACATTAAATTATGTTGAAGAATGTAAAATTAAACATGAGGAAGAAGAAAAGAAAAAGCAACAAAAAGCTAAGATAAAAAGAAAAAAAGGAAAATAAATTATATAAATTAAAGGAGATTGATATTATGTTAGATGTTAAAATAAGAAAAATAAGAGAAAATAGTAAATTACCTGAAGCTCACAATGGTTGTTGGCTTGACACATACGTGTCTAAAATAGGAACTGTATCACCTGATGAGGGAGGACGATATAATTATGATGAAGTAGTTTGGTATGATGAAAATAAACATGATACAATACATTATGTTAAAGACGATGTTGTAATAGTTAAACTTGGATTCGCTTTACAATTACCTCCTAACCATGAATTACACTTATTACCACGTTCAAGTACATTTAAAAACACAGGTTTATTATTAACTAACTCCATGGGAATTGGAGATACAAGTTATTGCGGAAACAAAGACGAGTACAGTTGCATGTTCTTTGCAACTAGAGCTGGTGAAGTATCAATTGGACAACGTATCGTACAAATAAAAATAGAGGAGAGTATGACTAATAAATTTACGTTCGTTGAGGTAGAACATTTAAATAATCCTGATAGGGGTGGCTATGGATCAACAGGTGTTTAAAAAATAACTTCACTTTTTCACACAATTCAAATATATTATAAAGGGAGGGTGGATGATGTGATTGAAATTTGGAAAGATATACCGGGGTATGAAGGATTGTATCAGGTTAGTAATTTAGGAAATGTAAGGAGTTTAAATTATCGAAGAAGTGGTAAGACAAAACTCTTAAAACAAGCTACTGATAACGGATATAAACGAGTAAAATTATCTAAAAATGGTAAGAAGAAAAAATATTGGGTACATCGCTTAGTAGCCATAGCATTTATATCTAATCCAAATACAAAGGAAAAGATAGTCCTGTATCAAAAGCAATATTAATGTATGACAAAGAAGGTAACTTTATAAGAAGATTTGATTGTATTGCTGATGCATATGAATATTTTGGAAAAGATAGATATTGTAGTAATATAACACTGTGTTTGAGGGGTGAAAATAAAACTGCATACGGTTTTATATTCAAATACGAAGATGAAGAAAATATTTAAAATTAATATCCCATGAGGTAAAACTTGTGGGATATTTTTATAAAAATAGGTTCATTTTTCTTAATGAGTTAAGTATATTATAAGTGTAAGATAAATAAATAATAAATGGGGGATGGGAATATGGAAGAACATAGAATAATAGCACGTTTTAGAAGTGAAGAGGATTTACATGAATTTAATAAACTTAATGACTTGGAATTAACAAAAGATGTAAAAGAAGTTCATATAAGTGATATAGCATTACCTTTAATGAAATTCAAAAAACCAAGTAAGAAAAAACCTAGAGAACGTAAAGAATGGGAAGACCATTGGGTTGGATTACCTGAATATGAAACTGATTTTGCATTGAGTGAATATTGTAAAATTGATTTTTATTTTGATAAAGAGTTTTATGATTCTGCACGATTAAGTGAAGTATTCACTCAAAATATAAGTGACAAAACTAAAAGTGTATGGGCACCTGAACCTATTAAACATGGTGCATTTAAAGATTTAAGGGTAATAACAACTGAAAAACAAGTACTTAAATATCCTGTTTATATAGTTTCAAAGGGAAGATACGAAAGAAAAACATGGCACACTAGTTTTGTATTATCTCAATGTGGTGTAGACCATTATTTAGTAGTAGAACCACAAGAAAAAGAGTTGTATGAGAAAAACTTTGGATGGGATAAACATGTTACAATATTAGAATTAGATATGAGTTATAAAGATAATTATGATTATATAACTAAATATGGATTAAATGTAGGTGTCGGTCCTGGAGCTGCTAGAAACTTTTGCTTACATCATTCCAAGTTAAATGGATTCAAAAAACATTTTGTATTTGATGATAACCTTGACACATTCGACTATAGATATAGAGGAAGAAGACTTTTAACAAGAAGTGGTATATCATTAAAAGTATTAGAAGATATTAGCGATAGATACGATAATGTAGCAATATCAAGTTTGAATTACACAGGATTTGTTGTAGGTGAAGGATATTATCCTGCATTCACAACTAACACTAGAATGTATTCTATATTATTAATAAATAATGAACTTTGTGGAGAGAATTGTTGGAGAGGAACGTGGAATGAAGATAGTATATTGAGTCTTGATGTATTAACTAAGGGATATTGCACATTACAATTAAATGCTTTTAATTCGGAAAAAATAACTACACAAAAAATTAAAAAAGGTGGAAATAGTGAAGAATTTTATAATGATTTAGGTACACAAGCTAAATCCCAAATATTAGTTGATGTTTACCCACAATATGCCAAATTAAAATATAAGTTCCATCGTATTCATCATGAGATAGATTTTAGTTCTTTTACACAAAAACTTCATCTTAAAGATGGTATAGATATAAACACTCTACCTAAAATTGATAATATGGGAATCAAAATAGTAAGAATACCTAGAGAGTGGTATAATACTGAAAAAGATACTGAAGAATATTTGATCCAACATTGGGAGGAATTAGAAGAAATGCCAAGTGACTTATGGTTAAAAGGAGGAACTATGATTGCAGGATAAATTTAAAAAAATAGGTTCACTTTTTCACATGATTTAAGTATATTATAAAGGGAAGGAGTGATAAGATGGAATTGAGAGGAATACTAAAAATGATGATTGGTTTGCCTGGTTCGGGCAAATCAAGATTCATAAAACAACATAGGTTGGTTGACGAAGTTATAGTAAATAGCATAAATACACCTGAGGAATTAGAAGAAGTTAAAAACCTTCTTAAACAAGGTAAATGTATTTACTATGATAATACGAATGCAACTAAGGAACTTAGAGAATACATAATCAAAGAACTTAAACCTTATACCTTATTTATAAAAGGAATATTTGTTTACAAGAGTTTGTATCAATGTTATTATTGGAACTCTCGACGTGAAGGGCAATTATCTTATGAAGAAATACATAACATGTATAAAAACTTCAATGTACCAACATTAAATGAAGGATTTGATTCATTAGTTTTAGAATATGATAGAGAATCTGAGGAACATTTTTATCATAGAAGATTTTTAGATAAAATATGTAATGGCGAGTTATCATTATATGATTATCATAATTTTTTAAAACTTACTCGTAATGATGATTGCATAGGCGTTTCTCAAAATTCAATATATCATACATTATCAATTGATAGACATATGTACGCAACATATAAAAAATTGATTGAATTTGGGGCAACGAATCAAAATTTACTTGTTGCTAGTTTATTACATGACATTGGGAAAGTAGAATGTATTATGACTGATCAAGATGGAATACATTATCACTTCCCTAAACATGAAAATGTATCGGCATATTTAAGTATAAATACATTAAATAGCTTAGGAATGAAGAAATCAAATATACTTGAAATAGCTGGACTAATCCAAAATCATATGGATCCAATCACTGAAACAGGTAAACTATTACAACTTGCTGATAGACAAGCAAGATAATTAAAATTATAAAGGAGATTGATATTATGAATGAAGAAAAATTTGACAAAGAAATAGTTTTAAACGTATATAAACAAGAGTTAGCTGCTAAACAAGATGAGATTATACTTTGGAAGACTAGATATTTTCAACTTCAAGCACAAGTAAATGAATTAATTGCAAAAATAGAGGAACAAAATAAAGACTCTAAAGAAAAAGAATAAAAAAAAGAAAACCCCTTACTAAATTTAGTAAGGGGTTATTTTATATAACTCATAATATAATCATAAGCATTAAAGTTATCATTTTTATTATTTAATATATTATAAATTATATCTAGGGGAGATGTTTTTGTTTCAATTTTCTTTTCATCTTTTGAAGGAGAGTTATTAGTTTTTATTTTAGAAGTTATCTTTTTTTCACTTTCTTTAATAGGATAACTTTGCATTATTTTAATCATTCTAGTTAATTGTTTATGATAACCTGCATCACGTCCATTTTCAACCCAATAATAATTACCTAATTGTTCAGTGGTTGGGGCTTTATTGAACAAATAACTATGGCGATTGATTATACCAGCATATGTTGCCATCAAATTAATCATATGTTTATATCCATCTTTTGTTGTGGCGAATCTTTGCCAACCATGATGTCTTACTGACTTTATACCACCTGGATTATTAAATGCTACAAATAAATGTGACTTACCATATCCTGTTTCAATAGCTGAGATAGCTATAATTATACTAGGGTCTATACCTAATTCACTAGAATAATCATATACAAAATCTATGTCATCAAGAAATTCTTTACTAGCATGTCTATCTTTCATACAAGCATATGCTTGCGATTTCTTCACTATAGGAATTTCTTGTTTTAAATCATATGAGTAAGAAGGAATAAAAGAACTCATAATGATTATAATCATTAATATGAGTATTTTAATTTTTTTCATTATTAATCATCTTTTCAAAACGATTATAATATAATTTATTTAAGTCAAATCTTTTGCCATTGATCCACTTGCTATCACTACATTGCCACATTATATAATTATATTTATAATAACAAGCGTTTGTCCAAGATGCAATCCAAGTATGATATTTATCTAACGTATCTCTACTAAAATAATTAGAAGCGTAATCTAAATTAGTATAAATACCAACTTCATATCCTTCTTTTTTAATTGTATCACAAAAGATTCTTGCTAATTCATTAACTTTATGTTCATTTATTGATGCACCCATTTTATGAGCATAGTTAATACTGTCATATTCAAAGTCATAAAATACAGGTAAGTTTATATGTTCTTTATACTTGTTTATTGTTTCTAAACAAGCTCTTGCTTCTTTGTATTCCATAGCAGATGTATATGAATAAGAGAACCAATAAACACCTATTATCATATCATTTTCTATGGCTTCTTCAATGTTTCTTTTAAACATAATATCTGTATTTGGGGTAGTTCCATATCCAGCTCTTATTATAACAAATTTAATATTAGCTTTTTTAATAGCATTCCAATTAATACTTCCATTATGTTTACTTATATCTAATCCTAAAATATAGTCGTCATCATTGTTACTTCTATTTTTTATGTCTAAGTTGAAACTATGTTGTGGCGATGATGTTATTTTTTCTTTCTTGAATTGATCATATTTTACTAGTTTAATTTCTTTTTTAGTTTCTTTTTCCCCATTAATGATGTTGTATATAATTGAAGTACAAGTATTATTTTCTTCACTGTCCTTGTTCAATATGTCGTAAATAATATCTGCTCCACTGGAGGCGTAACAATTTGTCACACCTCCTATTATCAACAACATTGATAAAAATAAAGCAAATACCTTACGAAACATGGTTATTTGTTGTCTCTTTTACACAATATCCATGTTACTACCCCTGCAACTGCAAATATTGACATTTTGAAAAAGTTTACAATTAATTCAACGTAACTTTTTTGTATAGCATCAAATGTACCTCCTGATGGAGACCAACCTACACCTAACACAATAAGTGCTAACCATAAAACTACAATAGCAATTGTATGTTTATGACTTTGTAACCAATTTTTTCTTGGGTTAGGACAACATTTTGAACAATGACATCCAACTGAATGCATTTCTTCTTCTCTTTCAACACAATCTACTTCATCACATAAATTACATTGATGATTACAAGTAACGTGTTTATATTCTACTTTTTGTTTAGGTTGTTTTATAGGACAACCAGCTTGAGCATCAGTAGTACTATTTAATATGTTAGCAATTTGCTCCATATTCATCATTTCTGCACATAATCTATCTTGTTCTAATTTGATTTTAAGATTTTGAGTTTCTCTAATTTCTTTTTCTTTAAGTGCTTCATCTATACTTCTAATTTCTTTTGGAACTTCTTCTTTACGTTTAAATTCATTCGCTCTTTTTAATATTTCTCGTTTAGATAACTCACTCATGTTGTATACCTCCTTACTTTTCTTCCATACCATGTAATTGTACATACATCATTTGTTGAAATACTGTTTCAGGTTTACCTAAATTAATTGTTTCTAATAAATGGTTAATTAACTCTATATTACAATAATTACTCATATTGTCATATGATATCATTAGAGTTGTTCTTATAAACCAATATATTAAATACATTTCATCTTTATTATAATTACAATCTAATGTAACACCATGTTCTGCATATAAAAATTTATTAAATTCCTTAATTAATTCTTTCATTTTATTTCATCTCCTTATTGATTATTACCCTCTGATAAATCATTAATCATATTTAAAGTCAAATCAGCATTATATTCATCTATATTGCTACATGGTTTTGTACTATCCATTAAATAATATTTTAAGTCGTTTAAATATTTATTTAATGGATAGTTTCGATTGCCATAAATTTCAACTATAGTATGCATTAATACACAAGTTTGATACATTTCGTTTTGAGAATAATCAGTATTAATAGTAAATCCTATTATTTTACTATATTCTTTATTAAATATACGTATTATTTCTTGCTTTCCCACAGATGGTTGTGGGGCAAGGTCTCTATCTGATATATTCATTTAATTTCATCTCCTTAGATTGGGGCATCGTCCATTGACATCATTATATAATGTATTTTTTGAACATTATTTTTAGGTTTTAATGTAGGAAGTATTTTTGTAAATATAATTTCATCTAAATACTCATTTTGGAAACAACTTATAAAATATAAAATCTTATACATCTCATCTTCATTATAGTCATCATCTATAATGTAAGGCATGTTTTGTTCTCTACAAATTTTATTAAATTCTTTAATTAATTCTTTCATTTAATCACCTTCTTATTTTTCATCTTGGTTAATTAGATTTTTGAATGCTTGATGTAATCCAGTACTAGCTAGTCCACTAAATAATCCACCTAATACGATTTCACCACTAATTTGAAAACCACTTAACCAAACATTTAAAACTAATCCTAATACTGCCATTATAAGTGGTATATACTTGTTCTCGATAGTAGGAAAACTTGTTTTAATTACATAACCAACACATACACATATTCCCACTACTACTAAAACTAAATAATTAGATAAAACATTTAAATCAATCATTTTACTACACCTCATTTAATAATTTATTTTTTAAGTAGTCATCCAAATATATAACTGGTATAGATAAAAACATCCATATTATACTAAATGGAAGACACACTTGCCCTAAAAAGTTAAAAGGCACATGAGAATAATCCCATACGCCTAAACCTAAATGTATATTTAAATAACAACCTGATATAAATTCAATTAATGTAACTATAGCAGTACCCAAAATACATTGATAAAATAATGGTATATCAGGAGTATTGTCATTTATTAAACCTATAAGTACTCCACACAATCCACCTACAAAAAACATAGATATATGTGTGTGACCTCTATATAATAATTCTAAACAAATATATAAGAAACCAAAAATTAAAAATATTATGATTTCTTTCTTTAAAAATTGTATTTTTTTCATTTTACATCACCAAATTATTCACTTTTTGGTACAAAAGTTTTAGAAACCCCATTTATTGTTACAACTAATTCACCAGCTTCATTAAAGCTAAATTGAGGTGAACTAGCAATTTTATCATCTACATATTTTTTAGTGGTTAAATCGTTATCTTCTTTAGGAACAGATGCTTTTACTCTACCATCTCTTTTTACCTTAAAAATTACATTTTCATTAGTATCAGTCCCATCAGCTATACCCATTATATCATCTTTATCAAAAGTACCACCCATACCAATGTAAAGTCCTGAATTTACAACGTTTAAGGAATTTCCTATTATTGATACTGGTTTATAATTAATGGCACTATTATCAGGCATATATCTATTACTTTGACCTATAATATTGATATAAGTACTACACAAAGAAGAGTTTGCCCTTTCAGTGATAGTATTATATTGCCCAAGTATGTTATAAAATTGAACATTAGATAATGTATTTTTATAACCAAATATTTGTCCAAGAGGACAACTATTTTTAAATTCATTATGTCTATTGACCCCTGCCATGATAAACGTATATTTAGGACTCGATGAACTAGATAAATTTATACTCCCTATTCCAGTTTCATTTTCATTATCTGAATGAGTTATTGAATATAAAGATGTACTCTTCAAACTAGGGAATTGTAACAAAGAGTTATTATAAGTATAGATAGTATATTTAACGTGTATAGTTTTATTAACAAGAGTTTCATCTTTACTGTAAAACATCAATATCATTGATTGAGTATCTTGTTTATCTTCTTTATTAGCAGTGCCATTTTCTTGTGAATATGTATATTTAGTGTTAAATCTGAATATTGTTTGAAAAGTTAATGAGTTACCACTTGATAATTTTAGTGAACTAGCAAAACTTTTAACAGTACTTTCATATATCATATTCATATCTGTATCATAATTACTTTCATCAACAGATATTGATATTTTAACTAAATTTTCAGGTTTTATAGGGAAATTATCAATCGCCCAAGTCATATAACATTGACCATTAGACTTTTTATAAAAAGATGTTGGGTCATCATTGTTTGATATATTTCCTTCAGAATCAATTAAAATTTCAAAATCTCCTATATCATTAGTGACATATCCCTTCATCATATCAACAAAACCGTTGTTATGTTCACTTTCTAACTTAGTCAATTGTTGTTCTAATGTTTTAGGCTTATCAAGGTTTATCATCTTGATTCTATCTTGTATATCTTTATCATCACAATTATTCTTTATGAAATAATATATTCTGTACATTTGTTCTTTATTGAAATCATCATCAATAATTCCCAAAGTATCACCATATTTTTCATTATACATTTTAATTAGCTTTTTCAATTATATAACCTCCTAATTATTCTTTATCCCAACCAAATGCGTTAGCTATTACCTCCTCATCATTTCGTTTGATATAATTTTGTGTTGTTTCAGCCGATTCATGATTTAATATTAGTTGTGTTTCTGTTAAACTTAATTTTATATGTTTTTTCTTACATACATAGTGAGTACCATTTGTCATGTTTGTAGCAAACGCATGTCTAAAACTATGTACATTAAAATCTAAATATTCACCATATTTCTCCTCAATAATTTTATTCCATCCCTTAACAACGGAATACATCCAATCTATTGTGTACTTGTGATTAGGTTCTTTACACCATAATTCATCATTTTCATAATCTCTTGTAGCAACATAAAGTTTATATGCTTCTTGAGTTCTTTCATGATAATATAGATAAAACCATTTTGCTCTTTTCCCTAAAACCTTTTTAGTAGTTCTATTTTTTTCAGGGTCAATATAATCCAATTTTAATCCGTATACTTCATTTTTTCTTGCACCAGTATCATATAATATTGCTAATAAAAGTGCTTCTTGATATTTTTCAGATTTAATTAAAGTTTTATATAAGTAACTTATTTGTTCATCAGTTAAGAATATTATTTCTCTAGCTTCATCTTTAGGTAATCCTTTAATCTTAGCCATATAGTTAGTTTGTATCTCAGGATATTCTTCATCATCTTCTAAATAATTTAACATTGATGATACTGCACTTTTCATACTATTAACTCTATTAGCATGAAGTCCTAAATCTTGTAAATATAATAAGTAATTTCTAAATTGTTTTTTCTTTAGTTGATAAATAGGCACATTATCTTGTTCCTCATACACCCACATGTAAAATAATTTTACATTTCGTTCATATTGGTATAATGTTTTTTTACTTTTCTTTTCACATTTCATTTGTTGTAACCAATCGTTAAGTGCATTTTTATTGTATTTGTTAACTAATTTATATTTTTCTTCATCGAATTGCTTGTTATAAGGTTGTTTTCTTGGCAATTTCTCCACCTCCATTGGAAAGATAAAAAGACAAGGGAATTACCCTTGTCTTATTTCATAGTTTCATAATCAATTATTACTTTATATAATTCATCTACTGTGTTACAATCTTTTAATTCTACTTCTTTTCTTCTTTGATACTCTACTAATTGAGTTACATAAATATCTATTTCACATGATAAAGTAAATAACTCTTGAAAACTCCATTCTTCACAAACTTCACCAGTATCATTCCACATTAATTTATATTCTTTTCCTAAAGTAGCATATCCATTATACATTAATAATTTACTTGTTAATTGTTGTTGTTTTTCAGCAGTTATATTATAATATCTACCATCTTCATATTTAGCTTTAGAAAATAAAGGATGTTCTTCTAAGAATACTTGTAAATCCATTTTAGATTTTAGTATTAATTTTTCCTTTTCTTCATCTAAATCATTATCAATAACTACATATTTAGCTATGATATTATCTTCTTGTTCTTCATATCTATCAACGTCTAATGTTTGATATCGTTCATCATAATCAGGTTTATCTTCAACTAATACTTTAAATCCATATTCTTTCATTAACAATTCATTTTTATTAAAGTTAACTATTATTTCACCTTCATTATACATTACTTCAGGTGCTATTTCTAGTTGACCATCCACTAATCTAGCATAGTCCATTGTTTTTATCCTCCTTTTATACGTTCTTTATAAGTTATCATTATATAGCATTACATGATAAGCATTTTTATTCTTCGTCTATTGGTTTGAATTTTTTAGTTACTCCATTTATTTTTATAACTAAATTATTATTTTCGTCAAATGAAATTCTATCATAAAATTCTCGTTTGGTAACTTTACTATAATTTGGGTCGTCTTCAGAAGTTTTATTAGTGATATCTATTTTTGTACAATCTGATGATGAGGAAACCCATAAACAATTACTTGAACTTCTAACCCCTATGGTTAGATAAGGGTCATATGATTCTAATAGAAATGCACCTACTTTTTCTCCATTATAAAAGAATTGAAGGGCACTACCTCCATAAGGTGAATCTGCTACATCATTTATCAAGTTATATACTTTATCAAATGTTAAATTTTCTATATCAAATTTATATGTACCATTTGTGAAATTTGACAGAGGTTGTATTAACACATCATTACCTTTAAATAAGTTCATTACAAAATTTGGATTATCTTCGTAATATTCTATTTCAAAAGTCCATTTCGTAGGGAATCCTATTTTAATTATATCTACTCCAGTGGCGGAAAACATCCAATTAGATTTTGTTGTATCTTTATTATTATAGCTAATTAGCCATTCTTTACCACCTTCAACATATTTTTTATTTGGATACCAAGATGAATTGAATTTTAAAGATAACATTATACTAACATCATTAAAAGATATAGTACCAGTGTAAGGATGTTGAGGGTCACTTAATCCCCCTTTACTAAATGTTAATTTTTGATATAAGTCATGTATATAGTAATCATAGTGTGTCATAGTGTATTGACCATCATCAGAAGAAAATTTCCAAGTTACTATCTCTTTACCATCAGCAACATTTACTAAATCAAACATAGATACATAATCAATTACGTTACCTCTTATATTCTTACCACAAGATTCATCTAATAAATCTAAGTTAAATACTTCTTTTCTTTTAACTCTATATCTATTTGATTGTGGCATAGCAACATTTTCACTTTCTAATTTAGTCAATTGTTGTTCTAATGTTTTAGGTTTATCTAATTTAATTTTCTCTAAACGATTTTGTATGTCCTTATCGTCACAATTATTTTTTATGAAGTAATAAATTCTATACATTTGTTCCTTATTAAAATCATCATCAATAACACCTAAAGTATCTCCATACTTTTCGTTATACATTTTAATTAACTTTTTCAATTCATTAACCTCCTAAATAATAATCACCATGTCATACTCAAAGTATGACATGGCTTCTAAAATAAATTACGCATTACCCTAATTAAACATTCTTCATAGGGATTAAAATAGTAACAGTAGTTGTAGTGTTTCCTGAAAACTTCATAAATGTTTCAGGTTGATATACTTTTAAAGTTTGTCTTGTCAATTCGTCAACTATTTCTATAAAACCATCTGTTGCATAGTATAAATATACTTCATTATTAACTATTTTTATATTTTTCCACGCTTTATTTTTTCCATTATTTTCAGGAAATAAAGGTAAATACATAAATAATCACTTCCTTTATTTGATTATTTTCACATATTTTTCAGAAGCAGTTATATATAAACCACTTTCTAAACGATACATTTTAGTATATCCATTTTTAGCAGTAACAGTATCTACTACGTCTAATATTTGTCCTTTTTTCACAGTAGTCACTACTTCACTATTCCAATCTGCTTTTTTTCTTATATTTAATTTATCTAAAGTTTGTATTTGAAATTTAATTTTTGTGTCTTCTTTAGGTGTTTCTTTTTTAACTTCAACTTTTTTCACATATTTATCATTTAAAGATATCCAACCTTTAGCACCTTGTATCAATCCCCAACCATCTTTTTCATGGGTAATTACAACTTCATCACCTTTTTTTAGTGTTGATATTTTGTCGTATGATGTACTAGCTCCATATCTAACATTTAATGTATCAGTTATAACTTTTACTTTATAATTAGGTACGTCTTTTTCTCCACTTCTATCCACAACTTTTGGTTCTTCCTTTTTGCCATCTACATAGTTCTTTACATCCTTTATAAAATGTACGAAGCCACTAGGAGAACATCCATATCCCCAAAATGCAGTGCCGGGACAAGTTTTAGCACTTCTATTAACATCATATTTTCCTAAATAAGTTCCTCCAGCAGTAAACCAGCAATGTGGTCTTATGTGTGTAGTGTTTACTGGAATATCAAATCTCTTGCATAATTCTCCGTAAAGATAAATAACTGCCTTCTTTTGTGCAGCAGTCATTTTGTCATGTCCTTTGTCAAAATTACCATAAATCTCAATACAAATAGCATTTGTATTCCATTCTTTAATTCCTATTGGAGTGGAGTTTAAGTTTCTACCAGTTGTTATTTTCCCATCTAAAAAAATATTAAAATGCTGAGCTATAAATTTTCCATGTCCATCACTACTATGCCATTTACTTCTACCATAAGAATCCAATGACTCAGTTCTTCCAAAGTGAGGTTCTGAAAATAGTTTTTTATCTGTTTTCTCCCACGTACTGTAACTAGGTGTATCCATATGATGCACCTGAAGTCTTGTTATTTTTCTAGTTACCTTTTGTTTTGCTAACCAATCTTTAACATCTTTTTCATTTTCTAAAAGTGTAAAACCATTTTGAGTTTTCATTATTTTACCACCTCGTTTATAAATTATAAGTCATACCAACACCCCAAAGTATTGGTATGACTTTACTTCATATCTATTTTCTATTCAGTTTTAGGTACAAATGTTTTAGAAACTCCATTTATTGTTACGACTAATTCCCCACTTTCATTAAAACTAAATTGAGGTTGACTTGCTATAGTATCATCTACATATTTTTTAGTTGCTGGATTATAATCATTTGTAGGAGTATATTCTTGTGTATTATCCATAGTCAAAACATCATTAGCTAATACGTGTTTATATCCTTTTATTGCGTGTGTAGTAGCATTATAACTATATCTAGTTAATTCTGAACCATTCATATATGTTATATGAAAATTGTTACCAAATGAATATTTATGCACTAACATAGTTCCGCATGGTATAGAATTTTCATATTCAGCATACCATTTATAATAATTTTTAACTATATTCCAACCGCTTTGTATTTCAGTAAATAGTACAGGATTTTCTTTAGTTCCAATATATTCTTTAAGTCCTTTAGAATATATTTCACTAGGATTTAATACAGGACTTTTTGTAATAACTAAATCATTTGTAAATTGATATGATTTTACTTGAGATGCTCCAGCATTAAATGGATACATATAATTATTATTAAATTCAAAACCTAAATTTATATCATATTTATCTATAGTGTCTAAGTCATATGCTATTATTCTATCATATTCTTTATCATATATCATCCGTATAGTTTTATCACCATACATTCCCTGATAAACACAATGTTCATAATCTGCAAAAAATTCTTTAAATTTTATACTAGATACATATCTACTAGTACCATTATTACATTTTTGCATTTCTTCTTTAGGTATTGTTCCAACATTTTCTACAATATCAGTGCAAATAAATTTATCATCAACATATTTTTTAGTTGCAGGATGATATTTCTTAGTAGGATTATATTCATAAGTGTTGTTAGTAAGAAGAATTCTTCTTTCTTTATTAAAGGTAAATGTGTCATTACTAGCATCATAAATTAATTGTTTATATTCCATACCAACAACTGTGTCGATTAAGTAAAGCACATTAACCATATCTGTTGTTTTATTAAAACTACTTACAATTATAAAACCTCCTCTACTTTTAGTTGATGAAAACCAAGTTTGTTTTATACCTGCTTTATTTGTCACTTGAAATATCCATGATGTTTGAGGTATATCTTGATAAGGAGTATATGCTCCTACTTTTAAATTGGTTATATCAAAATAAGCAAAATTACCATTAGTCATAAAAGGCTTTAAATTTTGGTAAGGATTATGCATTTCATTTGTATTACCATTTTCACTTTCTAGTTTAGTTAATTGTTGTTCTAGTGTCTTAGGCTTATCTAATTTAATTTTAGACAAACGCTCTTGTATATCTTTGTCATCGCAATTATTTTTTTATAAAGCAATATATTCTATACATCTGTTCCTTGTTAAAATCATCATCGATGACACCTAAAGTGTCACCGAATTTTTCATTATACATTTTAATTAATTTTTTCAACTATATAACCTCCTAATTGAATAATAAATTATATAATGGGTTATGTTGAACTTTTGTGTCGTTCATATTTTCTATGTCATTTTCATCTTCTTTTGCAACTTCTATTGTCATGTTTTTATTTACTTCGTCTTCTATTGGTTTTTCCTTGACTAAAACTTCTACTTTGACTTCTTCCACCTTAAATAATTCATCAACTAATTTATTTATGTTTATGTTTTCGTCATCTAATTTAATATGTCTATCTCCAGTTTCTTTATCAATTTTTGCTCTTTTAATTTTACCAGTTGCAATTTCTTTAATTTTACCACCTTCAGATACTTCAAATCCTTCATGGTTAGGTATTAATTTAAATTCTTCCATCTTTATCACCTTCTATTTATTTTAAACATTATTGTGGGAATCCATTAGTCCAATTTTGTGGAACAGTAGTCATTGAGAATCTTCTCCACTCTTTTGTTATTTCAATTATCTTAGGTTGTGCTACACCCTTATTGTGCTTCCTCCTAACTCACATTAACAGTTATACTAGCTTCATTACCTTCTAGTGTTGTTGCAGTTATGACACAACTTCCTGCAGTTCCTTTAGAGTCCACTCTACCACCACATACAGTTGCTATGTCAGTATTACTAGATTTCCATGTAACTACTTTATTATTCCAACTTTCGTTGAATTTAAGTATCAATCCAAGTTTAGACCATTTACCCATACTTCTTGCACTTGTGTCCTCGAACCAAATTTGATTTGAAGTACCTCCACCGCTCGGTGCTTCTTCCGGTGCATAAACTCTAACCCAGTCAACATACATAGTGTATTCAGTCATATCACTAGGAACACTACCACCCGCAGCCCCTAAAGCTTGATTTAGTAGGATATAATGTGGTTGGTGGAACATGAACCATTGAGAGTCATCGCTTATATCAGAATGTCCTATAAGTCTATCATCTACATAGTAATCTAGTTTATTAGCAGTCCATTCCATAGCATAGACATGATAATCATCGAAACTGCCTATATTACCTGAATCCACCCTTCCTAAATCTTTGGCATCCCAGTTGTCCCATACTAAGTCGGTTCTATATAACGCACCGGCTGTAGTCCAAGCATAACCATATTTGTGTTCCATAATGTCGATTTCACCACAGTATGGCCAGGTAATACCATTACCTTCCTCATAATTGCCACCTAGAGTCCAAAATGCTGGGAATGAACCGAGTGTTTGTGGTATCTTAATTTTAGCTTCAAATCTACCATACATGAATTCTCGTTTGTTGTCTGTATGGATACAACCACTTGACCATTCTTTACCATTAGAACTTTCTCTTTTAGCTTTTATAACAAGATTACTATTTTCTACCCATACGTTATTTGTTCCTGCTACATAGTTTTGTACTTCATTAGGTCTACTATAGTTGTTTTCATAATCCCAGTTAGCTCTATTTAAAGTTGTGCCAGTGAAGTCATCTTCCCATATTAGAGTTCTTCCTGGTCTATAACCGTCACCTGAGCCACCACCACTAGATGAGCCGAATAGTTCCTTCATTTCAGCTACTGTAAAAGCTGAGTTCCATACCTTACAAGCATGTATTGTACCTTTCCAATATTTACTCTTATTGCCTTGTACATCCTGATATGCACCTAATATTAGTGAGTAATCATTCATGTCATATTCATTTTTAGTAACTGCAACAGTTGCGCCATTTATTACTATATTACTAACAACACCTTTTGATATAGATATTGCTATCTTATTATTTTGCCCTCCAACTAATGTCCAACTACTTTCATAAGTACCATCGCTAGTGTTTTGTCTATTTCCTATTATATAGTAATGATTATCTTCATTGTTATAATATACTTTTAATCCGTCACCGTCGGCATTCTCATATGCACAATGGAATAGATGTGCAAGTGAGTTTTGAGAAGCTCCATAATCATCAAAATCTATGAATAATGTGTGGTTACTTGCAGTTTGGAATAGTTTTACTCCTGTGTCTACGTATTTTGAAGTTCCGTCAAATACTGTATCTGAAGTTAATTCGTATACTGGTGTAGGAGTAGATGTGCTTGTAAGAGTAACAGTAAATACATTACTTGTCTTAGTATTACCATTTGAATCTGTAACCCTTATAGCCATACTGTATGTTCCGGCAGTTGCTGAATTATCATGTTTAAATTTATAATTTGTTCCACTAACCTCTACATCGCTTGTTTTATCGTAGAATGTATTTCCTCCATCCCATGAGACTTCATGTTTTACTACTGCTATATTAGTACTATACGCAATATAGAATTCTGTTTTTTCTGATTGTGTTATGTTTTCTATATTACTTATAGTTAATGCAGTTGAATTTTTAGTTAAATTACAATATGTTAAATACTTACCTGGGTCATAACATCCATATCTTATTTTAGTAGTTGGCGCAGTAAATGTATATTTATAGTTATTGTTACCAGTACTAGTGAATAACTCTTTAACAAATTTATCATTGTCGTCATAAGCATATGCCCAAGTCCATGTAGCATCCATTTGTAGTGTATAAGTTGCTCCTTGTTCAACTGTTACTGGATTAATTGTTGCCCAACATTGTGCATCGTCTTTTATGACATGTGTAGTTTGATTCACACCTTTACCATAAGTCATATTACCTATAGTACTTGGTTCAGGAGTAGATGCGCTTGTAAGAGTAACAGTAAATACATTACTTGTCTTAGTAGTACCTTTTGCAGTTGTAACTCTTATAGCCATTTGGTAAGTTCCTGCATTACCTTTGTTATCGTGTTTAAATTTATAAGTCGTTCCACTAGCAGTTACATCACTTGTTTTATCATAGAATGTACTTCCACCATCCCATGAAACTTCATGTTTTGTTACTGCTATATTTGTAGTATATTGAATATAAAATTCAGTTTGTTCAGTTTGTGTCATATTTTCTATATTACTTATAGTTAATGTTTCAGGAGTAATTTCTCCACCACTACTGCTCTCAACTGCTTTATCAATTATCACATTAATGTTAGAATTGTTTTGATAATTTTGTTTACAATCTAATTTAGTTAAACCTATTGTACTATAATCACCAGTATCATCCCATTTTAAAAATTTCAATACTTTTAAAAATGTATTATTATGTAACTTAATATGTGATTGAGATTCAAAACTAGTTGTATAAATACTTCCATCGTTAAAGAAATTATTTTTAATGTTAGCTCCTTTTATGTGTCCTCTTAAGTCTAATCCAAAATTTCTACAATTAATAACATTACAATTGAAACCTCTTTGAATTGTTAAAGCAGATGTTCCATTATAAACTTCATTGTTTATGAAAAATAAATTTTTACCATTTTCATATCCATCTTCAAAATCCAAAGCTAATTTTGTTACTTTATATTCATTTTCATCAGCAACATAGTTGAATGAACAATTCTTTATAAGTAGATGATTATATATTCCAGGGTGCATTGCACATGTTCTTGTGTTATATGATTTTACATTAATTAATTCACAATTTGTAGCCCCACCTGTATGGCATATTGTCATACCTGATGATGTTGTAGTTGGAGTAAAACCAGTAATTCTCATAGATTTTGAACCACTTGGTATTTTAACCACTTGATATTGTCTTGTTTTTATTGTTGTTTTATAAGCAGATTGACTATCATAAAAATGAAAAAACAATTCTGCTTTATTCAAAGCCAATCCACCATATCCTAAATACACATTACATTGTATTTCTCCCCTATCCAACAATGTTGAAATATCAATTAATTCTGTTGTACTCATAGTAGTACTACTAACTGTGTTACCTTGATCATTTATATAGTATGCATTTGGGAAAGCTAACTGGCCAGGAGTTCCTACATATCCAGCTAGTTTACCACCGAACACACCTAAATTGTAACCAACTGAATATCCCATTTCCATATTTTCAAATGAAGAATATCTAGCTCCATTGATTTCAGCAACTGCTAATCCTTCACCAGGGATATTATAATTAGTATTAGTCTTCGTTGCTTCAAAGTCAAATCCATCATAGTTACCAATTAACTTACCATTTTTAACATGTGAATCAAAGCAATCCTTCAAGTCTACTAAATTTGATACATTAATGTCATTGCATTGTGTTGCTTTGAATGTAGCACCATTCATGTCTACTGTGAAATGGTCAGGTAAAACTACTTTATCAGAATGATAATCTAACATATAAACTTTATTTAGCATAGTGATCTTATTATGACCCTTATTTTCAACTGCTTTAAACAAGTTGTTCAATCCTGTATTATTTGCTTTGGCTTGTGTTGTATTAGCAGTTGCACCAACAGTTATATTATATGTAGACAAATCAGCAGTTGTCATGTTATAGTTATTCACTTGATTATATGAATCATTAACTATTAATATATCAAAAAATTGTTCAATGCTTGCAACACCATTATCGTCTATGGTTTGGATGCTAAAATAAGTTTCTCCAGTTGTAGCAATTGAACCTATATCAATTGAATATTCTCCTGCTTTAGTAGTTTTGTTATATGTCTTATCTTTTATTTTAACAATAGTTGTAAAAGTTTTACTATCATCCTTATTCAAATACTCAGCTTGAGTACTATCAGATACATAGTATCTGATAGTTATTGTCTCATTTGCTTTTATTTTAGGATTAAAATATCTAATATATAGTTGAGGTATTTTTGTAGATGTAAGATTATTAGTAGAATTTATCGTATTCGCCATGATTATTCACTTCTTTCTATATAAATTTTATAAATGTTAACTCGTGCAAAATAACATGTAAATGTTAAAGTTATATTTGATAAATTACCAGCTATTGTCCAGTAAGTATCTACTTTACCATCATTTGATAATGCTTCGTTTATTTGCACTTCATTAATCATGTTAGAATTACTTATGTTATTAGCAGACCCATCACCTAAAACTAAACTACGTAAAGAATAAATTGATGATGGTTCACTTGTTCCTAATCCTAAAACTACATGTACTTTGTCATTTTTATTAAGATTTAATGGATGATTACTTATAGCAACACTAACATCTTGACTTTGATTCGTACTTATATAAGTTCCATTATTAACTGCGTTACTTAATGATAATGAAGCTCCATCCACTAAAGTACCATTGTCATAAATTACTTCAAAATTACTATTAGAACTATCAATAACATCTACTGTTATTGTTTTACTTGTTAATCCAGTTGATGAAATTGTTAGAGTATATACATCATCAGTTTCATTATCATCTGCAACAGAAGTGATATTTACTGATTGTGCAATATAATAATTTTCAGTAGTAAATGTTAATTGGCTTGTAGAACATATTAAATTAGAAGATGATGAAGAAATATTTATAGTTGTATTTGATGTAGGTTTATTCGATAACTTGAAGTATATAGTTTTACTTCCACCTTCGGCAATATCAACATATGTACAAGAAGGTAGTATTTCAAGTTCGTCCTCTACTACCGGTATATCAGGTATATCAGGTTTAGTACTTTCTTCAATAGCTTTAACAGTAATAATTACATTTCCTGTAACAGAATTTATAGTTATAGTATTTTGATTAACAACACTATCTGTTATATCAACTCCACCCATACTTACATTAAATGTACTTAATACATATCCTGTATTAACAGTTATTGTAGCAGAATATTTACCATTAGCACTTACAGTTTTAGCATTATTGTTAGTAGTACAATTTGTTAAGTTATTAGTTATTGTATAAGTGCTTGGTGTAACAACTATTGCTTTGGCAGTAATGACTATATTACCAGTAACAGAAGCTATGGTTATAGTATTGTTATTTACAACAGTACTTGTTACGTCTTCACCACCCATAGTTACTGTAATTGTGTTCATTGTGTAACCCTCGTCAGCAGTTATTGTAGCAGAATAGCTTTTCTTAGCATTAATAATTTCAGCGCTATTACTATTATTACAATTAGTTAAATTATTAGTTATTGTATAAGTACTAGGTGTTATTTGAATAGCACTAGCAGTGATAACTATGTTACCAGTTACATTTGATATATTTATACTATTTCCATTTAAGGCAGTACTTGTGATGTTAGTTCCACCCATCGTTACAGTTATCGTGCTGATATTATATCCGTCTCTAGCAGTTATTATTGTTGAAAAACTTCCACCTTTAGTTACACTCGTAGTACTATTACTAGTGTTACAATTTGTTAAATTATTAGTTATTGAATAAACAGTAGGTGCAACAATTTCAATAGCTTTAGCAGTAATAACTACGTCACCTGTGACAGAATTTATGGTTATAACATTATTATTAACAACACTACTTGTTATATCTTTTCCACCCATGGTTACAGTTATAGAGTTTAATGTAAATCCTGCTTCAGGATTTATTGTAGTGGAATATTTACTATTAGCATTAATAGTTTTAGCAGTATTACTAGTTGCACAATGTGTTAAATTGTTGGTTATTGAATAACTAGGTGTAACAGTTTCTTCATAAAATCCTTTTAATAAACAAGTATAATTCTTGTTCACTAAATTCGCTATATTAAAGTCAGCATTTGTTTGTGTCATACTCACATTGTTTAAAAAATTTTGTCCATTATCAATACTTAATTTAACATCAGTCAATGTAACATCTGATGTAAAATAAATTTTCACAATGTTTACATTTGCATCAGTTATATTATAAGTGATTGGGCTAACTGTTATTTTTGCCACATCCATACCTCCTATCTTTACTTATTCATGGAGTTTGTTATTTACTTTCCCATTCCAATCTTTTCTATTCAGCTTTTGGTACAAATATTTTGCTAACTCCATTTATTGTTACAACTAATTCACCAGCTTCATTAAAGCTAAATTGAGGTAAACTAGTAATTTTATCATCTACATATTTCTTAGTAGTTAAATCTTTATTTTCAGTAGGTGTACCTTCTTGAGATAATTTACCTGCATACCATCCATTACCTTTCCAATCTAATGTATATGCATCAGATTTCACTTCAGTTTTATTTTCTTCATCATAATGACCATTACCTACTATATGAGCATATTTTTTAGCATCCTCATAATTTCTATCAGCATTATACATACCTTGTACATGAATATATGGTGCACTATAATCATTAGTTGATTTACCCTCAACGTGTGAACCTTCACCATTTGCTATAGTATTTTCACCTTCTGCATGTGAATAATAACCTGAAGCTCTTGTACCGCTACCTTCTGCATGTGAGAATTTACCAGTAGTACTTGTGCTTTCACCTTCTGCATGTGAGTGCTCACCATTAGCAACTGTGTTATAACCTTCTGCGTGTGAACCCCTTTCTCTAGCTGTAGTTTTTTCCCCGCTCGCAAATGCATAATTATTATCTGCAGCTGTATTTATTCCTATAGCAACTGAGCCATCGTACTGAGCACGAACATTACTACCAATTGCCGCACTAAATCGACCTATCTCATGTTCATAACCATCAGCATAATTACGCCCACCTATAGTAATTGAATTTCCAATTACAACATCATTAGGATTAAATACAGATGAATAATATGTTGAAACTTCTTTTAAATATATTGTAATGCCTTCTGTAAATTTATAATTTTGTTCTTCTATATATATATTAGCAAAATATTCACCATCTGCACCAGTTTTAATGTTTTTTCTAAAATAAAAATTATTATAGTAACAATGATCTTTTATATATAACAGTTCACCTTTAAATTTTACAAAAACTTCTACATGTGATATATTATTGAAATTAAAATTATATGAGTTGACCATAACTGAATATGAACTAGCTGTGCCATAATATACATCAGCATGTAATGCATTTAATTCATCAGCAGTTAATTCAATAGTGTATTCATTTACTATTCTAGGATGACTATCATCTACATATTTTTTAGTAGCTGGGTTATAATCTTCTGTTGGTGTATATTCTCGTGTATTATATATTCCTAAATAGTTTTGTATATATTCTGTTACAATTACATCAGTTGACGTACTATGTTTAGTGTAATCTATAGAGTATCTTACATTATTAAAAGTCAACGTACTAGAATTATCATAATGATATACTCTAAAAGTTGTATCATTGATATCATCACCTGTATTGACAATAGTTTTATTTGTACCATCGTCACAAGGATATATAAAATGATAACGTTGATATTTAGTAGAATTTATGTCTCTAATAGCTCCATAAGTAGTTAATTTTTTTAAATCCATTATATTTACCGTATAAGTTATCATTGTAGGTGCTTCATCCATTTTGTATATTGGCAATGGATGTATTACTGTATTATCATCTACATATTTTTTAACATCTTTATTATTCTCCCCTTCTAATTTAGTCAATTGTTGTTCTAATGTTTTGGGTTTGTCTAATTTAATTTTAGCTAAACGTTCTTGTATGTCTTTATCGTCACAGTTGTTTTTTATAAAGTAATATATTCTATACATTTGTTCTTTATTGAAGTCATCATCTATAATTCCCAAAGTATTACCATATTTTTCGTTATACATTTTAATTAATTTCTTCAATTTATATAACCTCCTAATTTAAATAAAAAAGGAGGGAAAATCCCCTCCATATTATTCTTTATAACTTACTACTACTGTCATAGCACCACTACATACTGTATATGATGCTTTGTCATAAGCTCCTTGTAAACCGAAACCTTTCATAGTTCCATTTCTAATTGCATTTAATACTGCAGTATCAGTAATTGTAACTGTTTTAGTTTCTCCTACTTTTAAACTTATTGTCTTAGACCAACCATCATTATAAGTTGGTTTTGAACCACTAGATATACTAGGTCTACTTGCATATTTATGCATTTTTAATGTAACATTATGTGCAGATTGATATCCACCAGTTTGACGTTTGATTGTAATTTTAATACTTGATATGTTTTTACCTTTTAGGTTAGCAAATTGACTACCAAAGAACCAACATCCATTGCAGTCACCATAACCATAGTCACCTTGTCTACAAGTACCATCTTTCTTCCAGTTATTATATACTGAACTTCTATATGTATCAGCACTTGTTGCTTTATAAGTAACTGTTTTAGTTTTTGGTACAGGGTCTTTTGGATTAGATGGATTTGGAGTAGGGTCAGGAGTAGGGTCAGGTGTTATACTAGGATTTCCACCACTATTTTTAATCATGTCTTTGATAGTACCTAATATTATATCTCCATTAGATTCTTTATAATTAGCAATTGTACCACTCATTTGAGTACCATCAGCTAAGTGAATTATTGAACCACTTTGAGAAACCCATCCATTACCTTTAACTTGCCCACTTGTATTTGTACCATAAATTATACTAGAAGATGTTGCAATTACACCATGATATCCATCTATAAATTTAACACCTAAAATTGTACCACTTGAAAACTCCATAAATTTCATTATAGTTGAAGCAGTCTTATTTTTATTTCCATAAACATCACAATAATATATAGCGAAGAATGGAACTTTATGCACTAGTATAGAAGCACCATCTGCTTCATCACCACTACCTGAATATAATGAATCGGGAGCAATAATTCCTCTAGCAGTTGATGATTGGCTATCTCCTCCATATATTTTTATGTCAGCATTGCAACAATAGAAACGTAAATATCCAGTTATTGTTAAACCACATAAGAAAAATAAAAGTCTTCCACCAAAGAAATAATCAAAAGTTACTCCAGCTGATATATTAGATCTTAAATATATTCTTACTGTTGAACCATTTAGATTTTTAGGTAATTTATCTAATAGTCCTTCTAATGTTTTAAAAGTACATTCATCTTCTAATGTAATATCATCTGAACCATTAGTTGCATCTATATAAACATCTATTGAACCAGTTAATGCTTTAGGATATTGTGGATTACTTATTGATTTAACAGATAATGTATCACAAGATAAATCTTCTTCTACTGCTAAACTTTTATATCCAGCTGCACCATCTTCACTTATATACCAGTTACCAGGGATTACTTGTTCAATACCATCTTCATCTATTATTGTTCTATTTGAAATATATCCACATAAATCTATATTAGCAGCAGTTAATTTAATGTTACCACTTATTGCTTCTAATACTTTATCAGTTAAAGTTACTGAACTACTTCCATCAACTGACTTAACTAATAAATCTATTTTATCAGCACTTTGTTTTATAACACTTATTCTATCATTTATATCACCAATTGTAGAACTTAATGTTTCGTATATATCTCCTTCAATTGTTTCAACATCTATACTACTTGTTATATGATATAATTCTTTAAATTTCTTAAAATAATCAACTAATACTTTTTCAACATTATATCCTTGTAAACGAGCATCAGTTGTGTTTATATTAGAAGCATACATTTGATTATCGTTATTATTTGCTTTTTGAATTATATATATTTTATTCAATTATTTCACCACCTAACAAGTTATTATCCAATCTTCATAGTATATCATATTTATAACATGATATCCTTTTGGCATAGTTATAGTTTCAGTATTATCACCTGTGCTTCTAAATGTAACTTTAATCTCTTTAGCACATTCCAATAATAAGAACATATTAGCATATGCACATCCAATCATATCAGGTAAAACTATAATTCCATTATCTGTTAATTTGGATGCTTGTTTACGTTCAACTTTTAAAGTCACAGTATTACTAACAGCAGTAACATATATTACATCTACATCCATTAAATAACTCAATGCACTTTCAACTTTATTTAATTTACCTGCTTCAATAATATCTCCATTATTCCATGTGTTAGCTTTATATGATTTATCAGTATTAAATATTCCACTTTCAGTATCACCTAAACCAACATGACCTTTATTTACTGAGCTTGTTCCTACATTTATAGTATCTCCACCCATACTTAAAGAAGGTCTTACATGAAATTGATTACTTATTAAAGGTAATGTTAATGTACTATCAGCATCACTTATTTTAATTTCTAAAGCATAAGTTCCCACTTCAGTTAACTCATCAATCATTGTTGGAGACACAGTCATTGTTATTACACTCGCATCTATTGTTGCAGTAGCATTTACAACTTTACCAGCTTGAGATAATAAATTTATTTCACATGTATTACAACCACTTATGTCATAATCTAAGCCTTTAATTTTAAATTTTAACATTAAGTTTTTGTCTCCAGCAGTTAAATAAACATCTTTATCTAAAGATGATTTTCCATTTTGAACAATTATATTATAATTATTTGTAATAGCCATATTTACCTTTTCACCTCGTTTATTTTATTATTCAGTTGTAGCGTAAGTTATTGTTATCGAACATGAAGCACTACAACAACTATAAGAACCATTCGCACCTGTTGTATAATCACTTGTACAAATACCTAATCCTTTAGCTTTATTAGATATTAAACTTGTAATTTCACTACTACTTAATGTAAGTGTAATACTTGATCCAGTTGCTAAACTAAATTTCTTATTAATAACTCCAGTACCTAATTGACTAGGTGTACCTGATGGTTTTTTAGCATAAGTATGTGCTCTTAAATAGTGAGTTACTGCTGCATTCCTACCACCACTTTGTCTAGTAATCTTTATTTTGATTCCTGTGACAGTATAATCAGGATTTTGTAATATATTATAAACATCACTATCAAAGAACCAATATCCTACATTTTTACCATATCCACTTGTCCATGCACCTTGTCTAACTATTGATTCACTAGACCAACTGTTAGCATAACTACCACTTGTTCTCCAAGTACGACCACCTGAACTTTTTATAGTCTTAGTTACAGTTGTAAGTTTAGGTACATCAGGAGTAGGAGTAGATGTATCGTCTTTAGTTATACTATTATAAGTTACACCAGTATCAAATATTTGACCATTGTTGTTAATATATTTAGCTCCTTTATCAGATGTTGTACCACAATGAGTTCCTTTATTTAATTGAATTATACTACCACTAACACAATGGAATGTTTCACCACTTGTTCTACCATCACTACTTGCTATATAAACATGAGATGCACTATGACATCTAACTAACGCATAAGGGCTATTTACAGCACTTATTGATGATAAATATGCAATTGCTCCGTTTGTACAACAAATACCATTATTTTTATAATCAGTAGCAGTACCACTATAGCATCTTACATCATATACTGTAAGTCTACATCTATCAGCTACCAAACAATATCTATAACTACTTTGAAGTCTACCATTTGCTCCAGGTACTATATTACAATACATACTTGCATTATTTACTGAGCCAGGTACATTACCATAAAATTCATAGTCCATACCATGACCATAAAATGCTATGCTACCATTCAATTGATGTCCTTGCATGGCTACTCTAACTCTACCATTATTAAAATTATTAAGATATATATTTTCAGTATGTTTTTTAGTTACATATACATCTAATGTGTAACCATTTAAATTTCTAGGAACTACGTCTTGTAAATCACTAAAACTTGTAAATATCATTCCATCTTCAAAATTGTTTTCATCATAATCATCAGGATATGTATAACCATATGTCACATAAACCTTACAATTTCTAACTAAACTTTTATCTTGCCATTCAACATTACTTGATTCAGCTATTATTTCTTTACAACTTATTCTACCTTCTATTAACAAGTCTTTTGCTTCACAAGTACCATCATCTCTAACTCTAAAGTTATCATTTACATTTATACTTCCACCTGTAACATTTATATTAGAACTATTAAGTTTTCCTTCATGATTTACATTAAATGGAGCTTCATTTGGTAAATCACTACCAGCCCAAAATGCTAAATTACTACCTGTCTCAGTACCCATACCAACGTTAGTACCAACCAAATCATTTTCAGATATAGTAAATCCACCAATTTTACCAACAAGGGCAGTTATGTCACCACTTAATTTAACATTTTTACCAGTTAAAGTACCATCTTCAGTTACTCTAAAGTTCTCACCTAAAGTGATATTACCACCTTTAATTGTTATTTTTGAAGCAACTACATTACCTTGTGGATCTACACTAAAGGAAGGATTTGTAGCAGAGTTCATTATCGTAGCACCAATAATTGTTTTACCATTTATAGCACCATCCACAAGCATGTCTCCAGTAACTTTAACTTGTTTTGTAATAACACTTAAAGCATCTTCAGTTAATTCCATAGTACTAGATGAATTACCTTTAACAAGCCATTCTATTTTGTTTGATTTTTGGTCTATCCTACTAAATTCATTTGTTAATACTGTAGTATCTACTATTTTGGCAACAGATATTGTTTTACTATATGTCTTTTTAGATTCAATATCAACTGATATATCTATTTTACCATTACTAGATGTAACACTATTTACAACAATTGTCTTATTATCACTACTTAATTCAGCACTACAATTTGTACATTTAATTATAGTTACTCTATATTCTCCTGCTTGTGGTGTTGTTTTCACAGGAGTTAACATTATATTATCTTTCAATATATTTACAACTGTACTTGGTTTGGTAGTTTCTTGTGTAGGTCGGTTAATAATCATATTGAAAGAATTACTAATAATACTTTTAGGTGTAGAGTCGTTTGTATTTGCCATAATCATTAAACCTCCTAACTCAATATATTACCACTCAAATCAGTTGAAACTATTACAGTTTCTTTTGTTATATTTAAAACGTAATCACCTAAATCTTCTATAAGACTTGCGTTATCTTCAGGAGCAGGTGTCCAGTCACTAAACGTATTTCCTTTTTCTAACATCATATCACTTATTTCTACTGTTCCTACAAAAGCATCCATTCTAATTTGTACACCAGTAGCAGTATCAAAATTAGTTGGTGTAGTTATAGTATGTTTATAAGTAAAAGTACCATCACTGCTAGGGGTAATTCTACTCCATCCTTTACTTGAACCTCCATAAGTTTGTATTATGAAATCTCCACCAGTATAGCTTGAAACTTTATATGTGAATGATAATGACATTTTTTCACTATTACAAGAAGATTTTGCATCACTTAATACATATAAATTAGTGCATTGATTAGCACTATTAGTTCCAGTAATTGTTTTAGCATTTTTAGTATCAAGTAAATAGTTTCTACCACCAAAACTTAATTCTTTTAATTCATCTTTTGTTGTATATGTTTTGCTTACTGTATTCAATATACCATTAGCTTTTTGTTCAATTGCACTATTCATATTAGTTGTAGTAGTATAATTGCTTGATAAATTATTAGCTAAATCATTTACAACTGTTTTTTCAGCATAACTATCACTTACTGTACTTAATATACCATCAGCTTTTTGATTAATTGCACTATTAACTTGTGTACTAGTATAATAATCTTTTTCTAATTTAGTATTTAAATCTGTAACACTTGATGATGTGGCATATGTTTTACTCACAGTTGTTAATACACCCTCGACTTTTTGATCAATTATACTATTCATATCACTTGTAGTTGTATAGTCTTTAGCTAATTTATTTGTTAAGTCAGTCACAGTAGTTTGTTTAGCATAATCCTTACTAACTGTTTGTTTAAATCCTTCTAATGTATGTTCTAAATTAGATTGTTGACTTTTAACCTCTTTAATGGCTTCACCCAATTCTTCTAATATTGGTTCAGTATAAGTTGTTTTAGTTGGATTTTCCCAAGTTTGTTTGTATCTTATCCAATAATATTTACCAACTTCAAGTGTAGGCATAGTATCTAACCAACTTCCACCTGTTTGTGTAGTTGCACTAGTAGAAGCGTACCATTGAGGTGTACTGCTTGTCATAGATTGACCAGTATCACCTTTTTCACCTTGTTGCCCTTGATTACCTTGTTGTCCTTGGTCTCCTTTTTCTCCCTTGTCACCTTTATCGCCTTTAAATCTACTCCATACATAATCAGTTTTATTACTACTCTCAGTAGGAGTCGTCTTATTTATAGCTATCCCTATGTAGTTTGTTGTATCTTTTGGTGTATCATATAATCCAGTTCCATCAGCATTGTCACTATATTTTATCCAAGTGTAATAAGTAATACCATCCTTACCTTTTTCCCCTTGTACACCTGTATCACCTTTGTCACCCTTAATTAGACTCCACATATAATCAGAAGGAGTATTGCTTTCAGTTTGTGTTGTTTTATTGTATGCTAAACCAATGTAAGTTTTACCAGTAGGTTCGTTACTAATACCATTTCCTTTGTCATCATCAGCATATTTAATCCAAGTGTAATAAGTCTTACCATTCTCTCCTTTTACACCTTGTTCACCTTTAAATCTACTCCATGTATAATCGGCTTTATTATTGCTCTCAGCTTGTGTTGTCTTGTTGACAGCAATACCAATGTACATTGTACTAGCCTTTGGTGTATCGTATAAACCTGTTCCATCTGCATTGTCACTATATTTAACCCAAGTATAATAAGTAGTACCATCTATACCTTTGTCACCTTTTATACCAGTATCTCCTTTTTCCCCTTTTATTAGACTCCATGTATAATCAGTTTTGTTAGTGCTTTCAACTTGTGTTTCTTTGTTATAGGCAAGACCAATGTAAAGTTTACCAGTTGGATCATCGCTAATTCCAGTTCCATTGATATCATCTGCATATTTTATCCATGTATAATAAGTCTTACCATCTTTTCCAGGCACACCTTGTAAACCTTGATCACCCTTTATCTTACTCCATGTATATTTAGTAACTAATTCACTATCTTTTTCATTTGTATCAGTGTAAACTCCTATATATGCTCCAGCAGTTTCACCTTTATTTGATGTGAAAGTTTTACCTCCATCATCACTATATTTTATATGTAAATAATAAGTTAATCCATTTGTACCATTAGTTCCAGGGATACCTTGTTCCCCTTGCATACCTTCAAATCTACTCCATGTGTAGGCAGTATAATCAGTACTATCATTTGAATCATAATCAACATAAGTACCTATATAAGTACTAGGAGTTTCAGTCATTGGATTACCATTTGCGTTAGCACTATATTTTATATGGAAATATGTTGTTTTACCATCTTTACCAGCTGCACCTTGAACGCCTTGTTCACCTTGTTCCCCTTGAATACCTTGGATACCTTGTTGTCCTTGATCACCTTTTTCACCTTTATCCCCTTGCTCACCTTTAGCACCTTGAATACATACTGGTGTTGAATATTTTATTCCTCCATTAGAATAAGTATATTTCATACGTTGCCATATATATTTTCCAGTAACCCATGTAGGAGATTCATCAGTAATCCATTCACCACCTTCTAAAGAAGTAGGTGAAGTGGATGTATAAAATTGTGTTTCAGTATTAGTCAAGGAAGAACTTACATTTGTTTCAAGTGTTCCTATTTTAGTAACTAAACTATCTACTTTACTAACAGTTGAATTGTAAGCATCTTTCAATTGGATTGTCTTACCATTTTCACTAGTTATTGTTGTGTTATCAATCAAAGAACTAATTTGTCCTTGTTGAAGTTTTATGTTAGTTGTATTGGATTGAACTTGTTTTATAACAGAACTCAAATCACCATCAACTGTTATTTTTTCTATACTATCAACCTTAGTTTTTAAAGCAGTAAATGCTACATCTAAAGTTTGGTTTGTATCATCGAATTTAATTTTGCTAGAATTAATAGTACTTGTATTTCCATTTATATTAGTAATTAAACTATCAATATCTATTTTTCCACCTGATATATGAGCATTATCACTAACCATATCATCTACTATTAATCCACTACCAATTGCTCCACTTTTTATACCATTCTCATCTATTAATACCCCTGTTCCTTCTGCATTAAATAATGAGAATGTAAAATCACCAGTAGCATCTTTTCCTATTTGAATACGTACCTTACCATTTTTATCTTTAAATTGTTGAAGATTACCTTTTAATGTCATACTTCCATCTTCGGATTCTATATTAACTTTATTAGTATTTAACACACCAGTATTTATTTTATTAGCATTTATAGAATCAATCATAGCATCTTTTATAAATGCATCTTCAACTGTAACTTTACTAGCAGTTAAAACTAAAGATTCAATATTATCAGAAGTCAAATGCCCATTCAATAATAATTTTATATTCCCTACTTCAGTTGTTAAATTTTTGATTGTAGCAGTATCTATATTTGCTAATTTACTTTTCAATTCTTCTATATCTGCATAAGCAGTTGACAATCTATCTATTTCAGCCATATCAATTTTAGCAAAACCAGCTTTTAAATTTTCTATTTCAGCACTTAATGCGTATAAATCGTCAGTAGTAATTGAATCATTTTTTAGATTCTCTAACATACTATCTATTTCTTTTTTATTGTAAACTTGTTGTTTAGTATAATAGTTAGATAAATCTACACCAGTAGGTGGATTTGCAAATCTATCCACCCCATAAGTTAAATATATATTTTCATCATCTTGTGTTAATGAATCCACTGTTAAAGTTTCATAATTCTCATCATAAGGTGGTTCAGTAGTAATTACTTGTTTATAACCATATTCTTTCATTAATGCTTCGTCTTCATTAAAATTTGTTATTATTTCCTTATCAGATTTTTGGTATGTGTTTGGTGCAGTAACTAAAACATTTTTAAATGTACCATCTTTCTTTATTCTACCATAATCACTCATGTTATCACCTCAAATTAAGAATTTGTTGCAGGTGTATAATATCCATACCATAAATCATTTATATATGCTAATGTTAATTTACACATTTTACCTTTTGTTATCACAGGTACGTTATCCCAACTTATAGTTGGTAGTTTTATATTTGCACCTTCTTTAGTTGACATCACATATAAATTAATTTCTGCAAATGTATTAGGGCTAGGTAATTGCACTTCTACATCAGCACTTACATTTAAAAATTGGCATCTATCTTCAGTTACATTTGCATATCCTTCCACAATAGGTATTGTATGAATTTCTTGTTCATTGTTAAATACTGTTTTTTGGTTCTTATCATATTTATATTTACGAAATTCTTTTTCATCAGCTTTACATCTCAATACTCTTGACTCATATGCATCATAATAAGTCACCATATAATAATTTTCCCCAGTCAATGTATTCGCAACATCTGTTGAAAAATCTCTAACTTCTCCACTTACAATATAAAATCCTTTTTCTAAATTAGAAATTGTTACTGGTTTTGCTTCAGTACCAACTAATGTTTGATGTACTTCATTATCATTAAAGCTATCTATTTTCACAGAATTAGACAATACTGTATCAGTAAGTTTACTTATAGCTTTTTCAATCTTATTCATTTTTGAAGTTGTTATTATGTCACCGACTACCCATAATGTTCTATTATAAGTACCATCCAAATTGAATAATATCAATTCATTTCCATAATTTTCTATAGCAGTCTCATTTATAGTTGCTCCTATAGAAGATGTTTCCAATTCATTTAATAATAAATCTGTTTCAACTAAAGTCATATTTATAGGTGGTAATACCTTTTTATTTCTTTTATCATCCATAATAACTATGTACAATTGATATTTACCAGTTTCAGTTAATGAATTCATAATTTTATTATCTAACGTAAAAATAACAATGTTATTCACAACAGGAACAACATTGCTTTCAGTACTATTACCCAATTTATCTCTTAATACAACCTTAGCATATAAATCAGTTTGATTAGATAATTTAATATATGGTGAATTTAAAATATTAAAATATATACTCACACCTATATCATTTGTATATATTTCTAAATCGTCATTTAACTTACTTTCGCCCTTATCAATAACGATTGTGTATTCTCTTTTTATACCACTCATTTAACTTATTCACCTCTAGCTTTCTAATTTTTTCAATCTTGCATCTAAATTTTCATAATTATTTTGTAATAATATTACAGTATCGCTTAATGTACTTACTTGTGTTTTGAGAGAATCAATTTGAGTTTGGAATGTTTTCTTCAACTCATCCAATGTTGCTTGTGAACCATTACTATTTATTTCATTTATACAAATTGTAAGTTTAGAACCTAATACATATCTACTATCTTTATATTCTTGGTATGCTTTTGTAAAAGCACTTCTATCAGAGTTTGATATATTTAAGTCAGATAATTTATTATTCACATAACTCATCATGGCATAATGTTTTTTATTAAAATCATCAAAACTAGATTTTAATTGTAACTTAGTAACATCTGATAAATTAGTGTTTGAATAATAAACTTCATAATAACCTTGTATTTGTGTATAAAAACTTTGTAATGAAAAAGCATAACTTTTAAATGAATTGTATTGTTGCGTAGTCATTACACCATTTGTGTGAATTACGCTATTATGTAAAGTGACTATCTTATTCAATACTACTCTTATATCATCAAGGATATTAGCTATTTCTTGTTTCTCAGTATTCATAGAACTCAACATTGATTCTTGTAAATCATTAAGTTGTGTAGTTAACGTATCTATTCTATCGTTAGCTTGATAAATTTCAGATGGTATTTGACCTCCTGAACCCAAGAATTTTAATTCACTACAAGCTGTCTTTAGGTTAACTAGCGATTCTATCATATTAGTTATGCAACTTGTTATGGGAATTGCAACGTCGGTTGTCATTTTTTCCTCAGCTGAACTAGTTAACTTTGATAAATCTACTTTCAATTGTGACATATAAGTTTCAATTAAAACCTTGTATTGAAATACATCATAATTTTCTTCAGCTTTATCATCTTCTTTTAAATATTGACAATACAAATCCAACAATGCATCAGCGTAAGCTAAAGTACTTATGCACAAATTATTTGTTTCATTTAATTTTGAATTAATCTCTCCTTTTTCAAATGCAGTAAATTTACCATCGTTTAATGCTTTTTTCAATGAAGTATTTAAATATATTAAATCTGAATTAAAATTTATAAGAGAAGTATTTAAATCTTCTTTGATTTCATCAAAACTTTTATCTTCTTTATATTTATCAGATAAACTTTCAACGTCATTTGACATTGTCTCCATTGCCACAGTATAGTCAGTCATTTCATTTTTAATAGTTTTAATATTTTCAACAACTTTTTCTTTATCAAAATTATCAAATATTAATCTTAATTTAGGGTTGTTCATGATAACACTATTACCATTCATGTTTTTTATAATAAAAAGTAAATTATCTTTAGCTATTCTATCATTACTTGTGTACAAATTAAATGGGTCTTCAGAGTTCCAATATATGTTCTCATCTTTAATTACAATATTATTAATAGGGTAGAATTTGTTATCAAATTCTACCACTAAGTTTTCAATATATACATATCCATTTTTAGGAGTATTATTGTTACAAGCCATATTACATTCCCCCTATAATTTCTTATAATATGATTGATTTTTTATATTTTTATCAGTAGTATCAAATTTCCAAAAGTTTATTGTACAACCACCATATTTCATATATTGTGTCCAAGCACTATGAAATTTAAATGCACCATAATAATTCACACAGAATTTTGCCATGGAACTAAAATTAGAAGCCACACGTCCTTTCCCCCATGATATTACATACACATCTGTATAAAGTGGTGACCCTAACATTTTGCCAGCTTTTGAATCAGATGAACTCAAATATAAATCGAAATCAAAACAATATCCACCTGTATCATGAACTGTATAAATACCTGATTTGTTTCCAAATTTACCTTTCAATGCAGGAATATATAATTTAGTTCCATAAGGCATATTATGTGCAGCACAACTCTTACCAGCAGTCATTTTTTGTCCACTTGCAGAAGAACCTGCATTACCACCATATGCAGTACATCTTGCTTTTGTAAATTTATAAATATATTTGTTTCCATCTTTAGTACCACTTTCATTGTAACAATTAGGAGCATCTTTTTTAGATTCATTAGGTTTGTTATTTTTAGAAGGTTTTTTAGTCACTGCTTTTTTATCAGCATCTGATAACTCTTTTATTCTAAAGAAAAATACTCTACTCTTTTCAAATGTTCTTTTTCTTTTTACTATACCTGTTTGATATCCAGCCGCTTCAATAATATATCCATTACCAGCATATATGGCAGTATGAGATGTTGTTACAGTAAACATATTTTTCTTAGTTACAGTATGCCCTTGTCTAGTCCACATTACAATATCACCAGGTTTACATTTACTTAAAGAAGTATTATCAGCATATCTCCAAGCAGTAGCATTATGTTTTCTAGCCATGGCTTGTAATGTACCACCTGAACAAGATAATCCTCTCATGAATGAATATCCAGCATAATCATAAGCACAACCAACTAATGAAGAACAGTCAAATCCCCATTTTCCATAACCAGGTTGTTTATAAGTAGTTCCCATTACTGTTTCATAATGTGCTCTTATAGTATTTTTCTTATTGTAGTTAACTGTTCTATATGCTTGAGAATACCACGCTTTACCTTCTTTTCTCAAATTAACAATGTCATTAGCTCTTTTTACTATTTTATCACGAACACTAGCTATTCCATCATTATCAATATCTTCATCATCTTTATCATCAGTTTTCTTTTCAATATATTTTGCACTACAATAAGCAACTAAATTTTTCCATTTTATTTTTGCCCAATCACCACTTATAGAATAAACATCTATTTCTTCACCTTCACTAAATGTACCTAATACCTTATATTTAGTTCCAGCACCATTTCTAATATTCAACGAACTAACTGTACATACATACTTAGTTGTTGGTTTATTTAAATTAGGATTTTCTCCAAGGGAATCATCAGGTTTTTGTGGTTTTGAAGGTTTTTCATCATCTTTATCAGGTAACTCATCTTTATCTTTCTTAGTATTCATATCAATTAATATATTTGTAATCATATTGTCATATAAAGATTTAGCCCCATTCATGTTTAGGTTAAATCCATCATCACTATAAGTAGTTATTAATAAATTATTTTCTACAATTCCATCAGAACCATTTATTATTGTGATGTGTTCGACACCTTGACTATATGTAAAGATTGCATTATTAAATTCTGCAATTTCCTTGTTAATAGCCTCATATGATGTTGAAACTTTATCATATTCAACACTTACTGGTAATTCTTGTACAACATATATTTGTTTAGATTTGTATTTAATTCTTAATTTATCTAATAAACTAGTCATTTCTATTATTCCAGTTTTACTAGGATTAGTAGCACCTAACATAACTATTACACAACCAGGGTCTTTTGGTAAATCATTTATTATATCTTTATCACTCTCATAGAAATATCCACCTGATACTTGAGATTTCGCTACAACTGTCATTTTACTCAAAGCACCTAATGACTTCATACTTAATACTCTATCTGAACCAAGTATTAATGCATTATCTAAATTAGCATGTTTACCTTCATCCACTGGTTCAACTGTTAATAATAAACTAGCCATAATATCAGGATTTTCACCTGAAAATACATTTATAGCACAATTTCCTGCACTAACACCAACTACTAATCCTTCACTAGTAACCATGGCTACTTTAGTATCTGTAGAAGCAAACGTTACATTTTGATTACTAGCAGTTAATGGGATAATAGTAGGTACTACGTAAAATTCTCCATTAATATTCATAGTATAACTCATCTTGTTTAATCTAATTGATGTAACAGGTATTTTCTCAGAAGGATCATAATATTCACCAACATTAACTTCACAAGAAGCCTTTTTCAAACCATCTTCACTAACACACGTTATTGTAGCAATACCTCTTTTTACACCTGTTATTTTACCATCCTTAACTGTTAAAACACTGTTATCAGAACTTATCCATACTACATTTTGGTTGGTAGCATTTTTAGGAGTAAATGATACACTTAATGTATATGAAGATTTTAAATCTAAATGTAATGATGTTTCACTTAATTGAATTTCTTCCACAGGAATTTTAGAAACTAAAGGAGGTGTTACAAAATCAAAGTCTAATATATTACTAGTGTAAATACTATTATTATCACGTTGATATTTAATATCATTTAATAAATATCTTTGTGATGCTTGTGCCTTCTTTGTAAGTTTTGCTTTTTTCAATAAATCAGCCATAGTTTTTCCATTATTCAATGATGATTTTTTATTTGAAAAGGTTAAATTTAAAGAAATCAGATTATGACTTTCATAATTTGCTTCCCAACCAACAAAATATACAAATTCTTCTTCATCTTTTTCTTTGTCATATAATGAGATTACATCTCCTAATCCTAATTTACCATGCCATTGTTTTCTCGTAGGATTCATGATCAATCGCTGCATGAAGTTAGCACTATCTATTGTAAATTCAAAAGTAGGCATACATCTAGAAGCCAATACTTTTTCTCCAGTTTTTAATAACTCACTTGCTTCAATAAATGAATCATCAGAATAAGTATCATAGTAAACAAATTCTTTTAGTTCGTCTAATAATTCATTTGTGAATATAGGATGTCCTACATAATCTAAAGCACCTTCTCTAGTACATAATACATTCAACTCATCAATTTGTGCATTTACTTCATTTAATTTAGTAGTTACATTAACTATCTCATCATTTATATCAGCCAATTCATCTTCTTTTAATAGTAATTGAGTTTTTAAATCATCCAATGAATATTTTGTAGTATCTGTTTCGGCTTCTTCATAACCTTTTATCATACTATTTAAAGATGTTATAGCAGTATTAATTATAGTTTCGTTTGCTTTTTTATCAGATAATTGAGTTGTAAGTTGTACTTTTTCTTTTGATAACTCTTGCCATTTTGCAATTCTTTCAGGTGTAATTTTTTCAAATAACACTATTGCATTAACTAATTCATCACTCATCTCATGAGTTCGTACAAAGTAACTATAATTTTCTATATAATCAAATCCAGTTGGAGTAACATCTCTTATGTCACATTTTTCTTCATTACCTCTTAGTTTTAATCTAGTTACAATATCACTACTGTTAGATGTTTTACTAATATCTTTTATATAATTATCTTTTGTTAATACTAACTTCAATACATCTCCAAAAGAATCTTCATCATACAAGTTTAACAATTTATTCTTTTTATCAAATATTGGTACACAACACCATTGTTCACTTATTGTTTCAGTTATAAAAGAATAAAATGAAGTATCAGTATCTTCTTGCATTCTCATTTTAGGTTTACCGTTTTCACTATATCTTACTGTTTCATCAACATGTCCTAATCTCCATCCAGTTAATTTATATAATTCATCATTAAAAGCATATATATTATTGTCCTCGTCAGGGTCTAATAATGTTAATCCTATATTACTAACTGCAAAATTTATTTTCTCTAATTTCTTTTCTATTCCATAAGCAGTAACTTCTTTTGTATTGTTTATTTTGTTTTCATATATTTCTTTAATAACACATTGCTCCCCATCAACTTCTAAATATCTTTCATTTTTAAATTCATCATACAAAGGATATCTTGTTTTAGTTTTATGTTGAGTATTCATATATTCTTTAGGTATAGTTAATTTAATAGTATCTATATCATCAAAGTTCATTGCTTGTGAAGTAACAAATTCAGTTGAAACTTGACCAATTACTTTATGATTTACTCTAGTTAATAATATTTCTTTGATTTCTTTAAGTTCTTTCACTATAATATTATCCATTTAGTTCACCTCCTTACTTCATAGGAATTTCACAATAAATATTAACGTTGCAATCGCCTTTCACTAATATTTGATTTATTCCAGGTTGCAATTTTATCCATCGTCTATTGCATAAATATAATCTATTTTCATTTTCTTCATTCATTACATTTGTCATATAATTATCTATGTAAACAACTTCGTTTTCTTCCAATCCACTTATCATAAAATCGTTTATATAAATTATATTATTTTTTGTGCCTAGATTTTCTAAAGTAATTAATGGCTCTAATGTTGTTTTTGATTCATTGAATATTTCTATTAATTTTGAACCAAACACCATTTCATCACGTTCTAATATTTTATATCTAAAATTATCTAGTGGTTTAAATGTTACTTCTATCCATCCTAATTGTGCATAATTTAATTTAGGTTTAATTTCAGTCACCATAACATAATGTACTAATGTTAAATCATCATAACTTATAAATTGTTCAAAATCATCAGATATTAACCAATCACAAATTCTATTATAAATTTCAGTTGTCCAAGTCATAGGCTCATCATTTTTGTCTAATAAAGCTAAATTTAAAGTGAATTCTTCTGTATCATTTGGTTCTTGTGTGTAAGCTATGTTATTTGCTATACTTTCTTGATTTATACTTCTTGAATAAGGTTTACCTTTATAGTTCAATACATCTTCATTCACACTTACGATTTGCGCATTAAATTCTTTACAATCTTTTCCCCTAAATATAAAATTAGGTTCTATAAACATCAAATACCACCTCCCAAAATAAAAATAAGAGTATAGGAAAATTCCTATACTCTATTTATTATATCGCTCATATAACGTTCTAATTGAGCTTTAACTTCAATGGCTATATCAGTTGCATTAGAACCAGCACCAGCTATTGATATCTCTATTCCACCTACATTTATTGTCTTACTTAAATCATCAGTTGCTATACCAGCTTGCACATCATCATTTGGTTTTAATCCTAAGTTTGAATAAATACTATCTATATTCTTAATAGTATCATATGCTATTTGTAAGTTGGCAATATAATCATTTTTAATTGATTCACCCATAACACCAAATGCTTCACCTGAGTCTTCAGCAAATTTAAGCATTGCATCTTGTAAGTTAGTTAAATTACCATCTATATCTTCAAACACACCTGAGCCTAAAGCATTTTTTACCATTTCAGCTATTTTCGCATCATCCCAAGTTTTTTCTAAATCGTCTAATGTTTTGTCACTACTATTGTTAATATTGTCTATTGCATTATCAAACATCTTATTCATTAAATCATCTTGTCTATCTTTAACTAGGTCTTGTAGATTTTTATTTTCATCAACCAATTCTTCCATTAAACTTTCAAATTTTGCACGACCACTTAATGAAGTATCTCTTTTAGCTAATTCAATACTTTGATTTAATTTAGCAATCTTATCTTGTTGTTCTTTAAGTTGTTCATTATAATCATCTTCATCTTTCTTGTCATTATAAGCATCTTTAACTTTGTTGATTATGTCAACTTCTTTATCAGCTTGTTTTTGAAGTTGCTCTTTACGTTTATCCAATTGATATTGATACATATTTGTAATTTCGTCTTCTATATCTTTTGTTGTGTTCAATCTATCTTCGTTAGCTTTCTTGATACTATCATTATAACCATCGATTGATTGTTTAGAATCATTTATAGAATCATTTAAATCATTCCATGTATCAATTAAGTCAGATACATATTCATAACTTCCACTATTTTGAAGTTTATTCATTGCATCAGTGAAGTTACTCATTTGACCATCTTTATCAAATTTAAATCCATATTTTTCTAATTCTTTTTGATATGCTGATTGTTCTTTTTTATAATTTGATAGATTTTTATTACTTTCAGCAATCAATTTGTTATAAGTTTCTTGTTTCTTATTTAATAAATCTAGTCTATCAGTTCCATACGCATAGTTTAATTTAGTATCAAGTGTATCTAAATCATCTTCCAATTTACTTATAGTTTTATCTGTGGCAGTGATTGCATTTTTAGTTTTATAAGTAGATTGTTCTAACTTAGCCAAAGATAAACTTTCGTTAGTTTCTTTTATGCTTTTTTCTATATCTAAAATATCATTCTTAGTTTTTTGTAGATTATTATGAACATCTTTATATCCTTCTACATATTCTTTTATCTTATCTAAATCAGCACTATTTTGATGTTTATTTAATACACTATCTTCATTACTTATATTACCTAATTTATCAAATTTAAATCCATAGTCTTTAAGTTTCTTAGAATATTCCTTAGACTCTTTAGTTTCCTTATTCAATGAACTTTCTAAGTATTTCTTTTGTTCAGCCATATATTTCAATTGCTTATTCATAATGTCTAAACTTTTTTGTCCATGAGACATGTCTAATTTAGTATCTAAACCATCTAATATGTCACCTAGTGTTTCAAATTTAGAATTTAACATTTCTACTGCATTAACATATTTATAAATCTTATCCTCAAATTTCAATTTTTCAATTTCATCGTTGTTTTCTCTAATTTGAGTTTTCAATTTTTCAAATTCTTCTTTTGTTGAACCGATGTCATCAAATTGAAGTTTCATATATTTTTCTAAATATGTTTTAGCTTGTTCATAACTATCTTTATAACTATCATAATTATTCTTAGCAGCATCGGCTGCACTTTTCTTAGCAGTTTTATCAGCTTCAGCTTGTTTCTTAATTGCTTCTTGTTGCTTTTTATAAGCTGCCTTTTGTGTCTTAGTCATTTTTGAAGTATCTTTTGTAGAACTACTCTTAGTTGTTTCACTAGTTGATTTGCTTGCTTTTTCACTAGTTTTCTCCAATTGTTTAAGTTTAGTTTCCATTTGTGTTAATTTCTTTAAGTAGTTTGTTACATTTCCATCTTCATCAAATTTAAATCCATATGTATTTGATAATACTTTTTGTAATTTACTTGCTTCCTTAGTTTGATAACTATATTGTTTTTTCAATAAACGTTGTTGTTCTTGTAATGATTTATTCATAGCTTGTAAAGTACTTATACGTTTTTTACCAAATAAATTATCTAATTTAGCATTTGCCAAAGACACATTATGTTCAACTTTACTAAGTTGATTATTCAAAGTAGTCATTAATTCTATACCATTCTTAATAGAAGATATTCCATATAAACCTACATTTATAGGGATTTCTTTTGTCTTGAAAGAACTAAAAGAACCTATGCTATTATTTATACTACTTGTTGCATCAGCAGTAAATGAATCTGTTGCACTTGTATCAGGCATATCTAATGCAGTTGCTTTGAAAATATGATCAGATATAGGACTTTCAGTATCAAAAGGATTTACAGATATACCATCGAACATAGGTATACCATCTTCAATTGTAGATTGTAGACCACTTGATATTTTTGAAAGCAATCCTTGTATATAATTCCAACCATTTTGAATGAAGTTTACTACTACATTTTTTGTGCTAGGTTGAGCTTGTATGTCTTCCATTTTCTTTTTAGTTTCATCTGCTCCATTTTCATTTACGTTAACATGTTTAGTTTTATTTCCAGTTTTGCTATCTACTTCTGTTAATTTAAATACTACTTCACCAGCACCATTTTGTGATACTTGTAGAGTTTTATCATGAAGTGTTTTTCCTTCAACAGTATCTAAATTACCTAATGCTTCTTGTACGGCTGCCACAACTTTCATACGTTTTTCTTCAGGTAAACTATTTATATCAGTTTCCAAAGAATCTAAATCGCCACGTTGTACATCAGCAGTTATTTTAGTACTTATGTTATCATCAACTTTAAGTTCTTTTAATGAATCACTTAAACCAGCAACATCGTCTTTACCTAATATTGTAACTCCACATTCAGTTGTAATAACATTGTTGTCAATCAACCAGCTTATCATTTCTTCATAAGTTTCGCATTCACTTAAGCCTTCCACATTAGCATTTATTACCGCTTCAACGTTACCTTTATCACCTTGTAAACCTGAAATCAAATTATCAAAATCTTGAACTTGGTCTTTATCTCTAAATTCAGTTTTGATATTCATTAATATTTCTCTATGGTCTTTATCATCAGTAACTTCTTTTATAGCTTTTTCAGCTTCTTTTTTATCCAATTTAGTTTGCATTTCAACAGGATGTTTCTTGGCTTCGTCGTTCATTTTTTGAAGTTCTTCTCTAGCAATAATTGTTCCATCAGGCATAACTATGTCAGTTTTTATATCAGCATCAACTGCTTCACCTTTAAGTATCTTGTTTAATAAATCAGCATTTTCACCTGATAGCCCTCCACCTCTAGCTTCACTACTTGTAATCTTAGTAATTATACCTAATTCAACATCGTCTATTTTACCATCGTTTTCAAACATTGCTTTCATTAATCGTTGAACTTCACTAGAACCTTCGTATTCTATTTCACCTTCAGCATATGCTCTAATCTGAACTTTCTTTTCATCATTAGTTACGTCTTGATCATTCAATAAGTCAGCTAATGTATTATCAGCAACCCATTTAGCATGTAATTCAACTGCTTTTTCATCACCTTGAAGATAATCAGTAAGACTTGAACCATTATTTTTAAGATAATCAGCAAGTCGCATTTGTTCTTCGTCCAAAGCACCTTCTAATGTTCCACGTAATGTGTCTACCCATTGACTTGCATCTATGCCTGTTACTTTTTCTAATTGATCAGCTATACCACCAATTGAATCAGCAAATGCATCAGCATCTCCAGTTAATTGATAAGCCTGTTGAGCAGCATTAATTGTCTTAGTCCAATCCTCAACCTTACTTTTATTCTTTTCAGCATATTCAGCTATCTTATTGAAACCTTCTAAGAATTTATTTTGTTCACTTTGAGTATCAACATATTTACTAGACCAATCAAATTCATTGAATAAAGTATACATTGAACCTGATATTTTATCGGACATTTCTGACCAATTCTTATAAATGCCACTATCATTTAATCTATTCAAAGCTAATGTTTGTGCAGATTGAATGTATTCACTCATCTTATCATAATTTTCAGCTAAGTCTTCATTTTTCTTAGATACTTGCTTATTTCTTTCTTCTAATATCCTATTATAGTTTTCACTATATTGTTGAAGTGATTTTATTTGTGCTCCAAAATATTTAGTTTGCATAATTTGAGATTCATTCGTAAAATCAAAACCAGGTTGAAGTCTATCATGACTTGTTTCATTTGCTTTTTTTATCTCATTTAATGCTAATCTACCAGCAGTATTTTCTTGTGATGCTTTCTTAGTTCTTTCTATTTTTTGAATTTCTTTTAGATTATCAATATAATCTTTTAATGATCCATTCAAAGCCAATAAAGGTTGATTTTCGTCATCCCAACCTATAACTAAGTCCGGTGATATTTCAGCTATTTGTTGTCTTAATGATAACAATTCACTTTCTTCATCTTTAGTTTTACTAGTCTTTTTATTAAGTTCATCATATCTTTCAGAAATAGAACTTAAAGAACTTATTTGTTGTCTATAGCCAGCAACTGTACTTTCAGTTTCACTAATTCTATCTTGAGCACTTTGATAGGCTAATTTATTAGCATTAGCGACTTTATAAATTGCACTAGCAACTTGTTCAATTACAAACACACCAGCACTTAATAAAGCCATGTTTCCAGCCATAGTTAAGAAACCTTTGGCAGCACTTAAAGCACTACTACCTAAATTAGATAGTACATTTTTAAACCCACCCATTTTAGATGTTGTCGAAGAAGTACTTTTGTTTACTGCTTCAGCACCTTTACTTACCTCAGTCATACCACTTGCAAATTCACTAGTCTTAGAAGCAGTTTCTTTTAATGTGTTACCTACTTTACTGCCTTTATTACTAAAATCATCTAAATTTTTGCTAGCACTAGATACTTTATTATCAATATCAATAGTATAATCACCCATTTGTTGCATAGCTTGTGCCATTTGTTCACTACTTAAACCAGCTTGTTTACTAGTAGATGCATTTTTTTCTAAAGCAGAATTAACGCTATTCATAGTAGAACTAACTTTACTATTAACATTAACTAATTGTTCTCCACTTTGAGATGCTTCTTTATACCAGTTGGCGATTTTAGTCCAATAACCAGTTACGTTTTCACCAGCACCTTTTTGTTGTATCCCTTGGAATAGTGCATATCCTCCACCTATTATAGTAGATTGTAATAGTCCAGGGATTTCATTTAATGATTTAACTATACCATTTACTGTTTCTAAAAATGAGTTTGCTCCATCTAACAAGTTCTTAAACATATCTGTACTCATTACAGTAGTAACTAATTGAGTTATGTTTTCTTTAAGAAGTGTTATTTTACCTTCAACTGAGTCAATGTATCTTTCATTCCTTGTATTTTATTATGAACGCAACTTCATAATACTTGGTCTATTCCAATGCACTCTCTTTCGAGACGTGAGTAGACTATTTCTTCACCTTCACCATTACGTGTTAAGGGTGTACCTTTTCCACTACCAATAACTTGTAGTGTACTCCCATTTCAGGGATAGTCGTTGAAGTTTCACCTCGTCATAAGACAGGGGTGTTTACTTGCATGAACACCCATTGTTAACTCTTACTTAGGATTTAACCATATAAGAATCCTTGCGTTTTTTCTACTTTCGTACCTTCATAGAGTAGTTTCCCCTCTATTGTGGTGCAAGGC